CGATCCAATTCCGTTTCCAATTCCAGCATTATCCCCAACTTTTACTGCCAAACCATTGATAAAATGCGTGGCGACACCTGTGTAGTCAACTTTAAACTTCGATACACCATTCAATTGGCCGTCGAAGAGATTCGCAGTTGAACCACTGGGTAGGTTGACACCTACACCCGTTCCAGCCGTACTCCATCCCGTACTTGTGGCACCGCTTGGCTCAATCAGTAATTGCGGCTTGGTCGTTGTTGCACTGCCACCAGTGAAGATTGCACCGGATAGATGCACAGCCGGAGCAGAGGCAGCACCAGCAATGCTGAATGTATGTCGGTTAGCTGAACCAATATGGTTAGCTGCTAGCCATTCAAGAACTGTGCCACCTGTCCAACCAATGTCTTCGGTAGTTGCGATTGCATCGAGTGAGACTGTCATTTTACGATCCTGATGTTACTTGAACGCCGCCTGATGTTACGAGCACGCCGCCCGATGTAACGTAATTTGATGGGGTTGAAGACGTACCGCCACTCGACCCTGTGAGGATGACCACTGTTGCTGATACTGTATTCATTCGCCTGTTTCCCGGTTCTTCTTGTTATCAGCTAGCGGATTGTCGCGATTGCTCTTTTCCGTGAATCTATGCACACTATCGCTCAGACCCAACGCGGAGCGCATTTCGTCACGGAATATCTGTAGTTCCCTCACGCGAATCCCTCGCTCCTCACGAATTGTATCAGTGAAATCCTTGGCTATCCGCTCGGTCATCGCGTTGTAATGTTGAGCCAGGTTTTGAATCTGTAGTGACTCCGCCTCTTGCCGCTTTGGTCGAGCTACCGCTGTGTCATACCATAAATACCAGCCTAACACACCAGGAACGCCGACAGCGTTGATTATCTCAACCAGGGGAGTGAACATATCCATTTTCTAGCCGCTTTTAATCAAGATGTTAATCACTGAGAGGACGATAATGATTGCAATCGCGATAAATGCAGGGCACAGGAAGCCACTCACAATGCGCCTGCGTTTTATTGTGCGTCTTAGGCGCTGTCCGTACACATCCTCGAAGTCTGCGTTCATGGTTAGCCACCAAATAGCTTGACTAACTGCAGTATCAAGGGCATCAGCTTCTCGATAAAAGCCAATATCGCGTCCCAGTCCACCGCCGCCTGAACGCCGTCTGGCATTACAACTACCGCTCGCTCAGCGTGCAGCTTTTCCGAGACTGAATCAATAATCTTTTCGCGCCGGGAATCGTTGAACCAGCCACCACGCATGACACGGGCAATGCGTCGCTTCTCTCCACGCGAAAGCTTGTCGGACTTCTCAGCTTCTTGCAGGATGGACTTGGCTACTTCAGCGCGGAAGTCTGACACCGCCAGTGTCGCGTCGTCTGCAAAAGCAGAAAATGCCTTAATTTCACTCATCTACAATCCCCTTTACCTTCGAGTTGGAAATATCTGATTGCCATGTGTTGGCGCTAAGTCGTGCAAAATCAACGCTTCTTCGGTAGTCAGTCCGTTGACTTGCTCTCGCCTAAATCCATGCTTCGGCTCCACTAAATGCTGCTTAGCATAACTTGGCGCTACATCGGCATAGACTGGACCACGCCAGCCGCCAGGACGCTTTTGATTGATTAGTGCCCGCAGTTCAGCCGTGGTGTAATACGACGATACCGCTAGGCTCGGCTGGTCAGGAATTCGTGTAGCTCTGGATTGGCGCCATCCATCGCTTTGGGCAGTAACCTGACCCAATCTACCGAGGAAGCCTCGCAAGACGCCATGTGACATGAACCCGCTGTGCGTGTAGCATTTATCACCAATGCAGATTCGGAAGTACGGGGCTGATTTTGAACTGGTCAGCGGTGCTTCAATCACCGTCCAGCCCTGGGCTCGCAGTTCTCGGGCTTCTTTCGCCTTCCACGCCTCACAGGGCGGGCAGCCTGGGAGGGATTCAATCGTAATCACCGCATAAGGCTTAGATACTGCTGGCTTCGCTTTAGCCTGCGACTTGACCATATTGGCTGGTACAATCGTCTGGCGTGGCTGTGATGGCACCTGTGGGCGTGGTGGCTGGCTAGTCGGAACAGCCTCCAGTGCAGATACCCTGGACTCAATGGCGTCTAGCCGCTGGTCTTGCTCCACATCGATGGAACTAGCGCGGAAGATACGTTCTTGAGCAATAGCGGGTGCGGCACAGAGCACCGCAATTAGGGCTAATGTAAGTCGCATGGTTATTCTCCAGCCGGATTGGCGGTTGCGGGAAAGGTAAACATCCCGAGGTGCTTTAGTCTGATCTCCAGGTTCCGCTCATCTTCAGGGCGTATGCCACGCTTGTTCCACTTCCTGACCATGCGTTCCAGATGCGGAACTACTCCTGCCCCGCCTCCATACGGCCTTGACACTACGCTGCCCCAGCCTGTCTTGCTGCTCTCGTTGTCGACCACACTCAGGAGTGGCACGAGGTAGCTGTCGAAGGACTTGATTTCGTACCGCTCATCTGCATTGGCTGGCAAAGAGCACAGGGCAATCAGTGTGAGGATTATGAATCGCATTTCACGCCTTTGGCTTAGGGACGAGGATAAAATCTTCAACTTCACTCTCGCCGTGCATCAAGGTAAAACCGCCCTTAAACCAGAACTTCCCATCTGGTGGTGGGTCGGTCGGGTCCGCAGGTGTATGGGGTCTTGGTCGATAGAGGTCGTCCAGTGTAGGGGCTGCCTTGCCCGACAGCTTGTAGCCCAGCCCCTGTGCTTGTTTCAAATCAGTCGCGTTTGGATAGCCTCTCCGCGAAATACTGCGGTCATGGATGCTCGGATACATCAGCGCATCGCGGTCATTATTGTGCGGTAGACCTAACGCATGCCCAACCTCGTGACTTGCGACCGGACAGCCCAGCGATAGAGTCCATTGGCGAGAATTGTCGTAAGCCTGCTCGAGTCGTTCAGAGCAACTGTTGCGAGCCAGGAACGACCATGCCAGTGTTCCGCCGCCTAGCGACTTGAGACCGGCGTAGATGTGAGCTTCCTGGTAGCTGCTGATGACGATTTCCACGTCTTCTAGCGCGTAGGACCAGTTATTGGTCATTGCTATGAACACCTTGTCGGTGTCAGCTTCGCTCATACCTGGTAACTGGCGGAAGTTGCGCCCAAACTTCAGCTTTCCACGGCAGGCGGTCGGCCAGTTGGCTTCCATCTGCGCCGGCAGAATGCCCTCGGGGTACGGATAGTCTGGAAATCCGCACCGAGGCTCCTCAATCAAAGCCAGTGCAGCTGGGTCTTCTGGGTCCGCTCCCTTGATGCCAGTCATGAAGTCCACGTAAGACTGGATTGCTAGCCGCACTTGGCTGTGATGCAGCCTGAGCGTTGGCAGTTCAGCTTCCGATACGCCGGTCAGATGATTCGGATTATGGAAGTGCCCTAGCTTGTAGAGCCGTTCGATGATTTGCGCTGGTGTCATTTGGTCGCTCCATCAATCGCAGTGTTCGTCCGCCGTGCAATCTCGATGATTTGGTCCATACTTATTGCTGTAGCACCGTCCGCAGCTAATTCAACGCCCTGTTGCACTGACAGCAACATCTGCTCAATCTGCTCTGGGGTGTTCAGCTTTCCACGCTGCTGAGCCAACGTTGCCACTGCCGTTACTCCGTCCCGAAACGGTGTCCAGGATTTGCCATTCATCAATGCCAGAGCTGAATCAGTAGCCTGCTTGAGCGCCGGCCAGACGGTCGCACTGGTCAGTGTTCCATCAGCAACCGCCCCTCGCACATGGGCATAGACCGCCGCAATTGCTTGAGCTGATGCGGGATCCGCCACAGCCACAGCCCAGCCCTTGGACTTGGAAACGATTTCCTTGTCCACAGATGGTTCGTCAGGTCGGTCTGTTGGTGGGGTCTTGCCATCGGTCAAATTGATTACGGTGGCGAATTTTACGTAGACAGGCGTTCCGTCTTCGCCAACCATAGTTAGATAGTAACCGCTGCTGGTAATCGTCAGCGGTCGAGTTTCGTCAGCTAAGAGAAGTGTCGATACGAGAGCAACGACACAGGCGAGGACGGGACCAATGACTGACCGCTGCATTACCACACCTGCCTTCTTAGATTCTCAGGAAAAATCACCTTGTTCGCCCGCTCAGGGTCTGTTTCCGTCCATGTCTCACGAAACAGCTTCGATGAAACTCGCACCTCACCAGTGTATCCCACACAATACACAACCCTGCCCACTCGCTTCCAGTCCGAAACAATAGCCCACTGTTGTGCGTGCCACCGCCTGTACTGGCTATCCCAGTCCCACGCTATGACTTGAACAAAACCAGAACCATCCGCTGGTTGGTAGTGATTTATTTCGACGAGATCGCAGCGCGGTGGAGAATCACCACCAGTAAGAATAGCATATACGGAGAGCATAAGCAAAGTTGCCATAGCCCAGCCTATAAATTAAGACAGAACGGCTACCGCACTCTACGCTAGCAGGTCTGATATTGCGTGACAATACCCACCACTGGGGCTATTTTAGTCCGCGAGAAGTATATTTGTCCCGCCAGACGCGCATCGGGGGAATGATCGCGACGGCGGGACGTGACTCAGCTAACCGCCGAGCCATTGTATTGATTATTGCTTTGGCAAGTCTGGGTTGCGGATACGGCAGAACTTCCAGGCTGCAAACACGCTATCATTAGTTTCTGTCACAAATGAATAGCTGCGGTTGTCTCTTACGCGAATCAGTGTTCGCCGTTGCCACACATCGCATTCATAGTCCCGTACCTCACACTCCACCCGCTGCTTGGCATGTTCATCGGTGGGTGTAATCCATTCGGGGAGGACTTCTTCGACAATGGGGCGAATGAAACCAGAAGGCTCATGGATGACGAATATCTTATCGCCGACACCAATAAACGGCTGGTTTTCCTCCGGCACGCCAACGCCCACAAATCGCCATGTCTTACCGTCAAACTCAAACGTGTCACCTGTCTTTAGCATTTGCAATTCCCTTTCAGTGTGATAGTAAATGCAGCGGATTTCCCGCGCCGCTGCGCCGCGTACCCAAGGAGGTTTCTCGCCGCGGTTATTTAACGCCACTCACGGCTAGGCGTAGACTCAGACTAGCGATTCGGTAGTCTCTGTTCCACCTTTTGTTTCCATAGCTCATTCACATGCGACCAACAGTCCTCGAGCGAGCCGCCTAACACTACAACCGGCTTGCTTCGTTCTGCGATATATTCACTCAAGCCCTCGGCAGCGCACCATGACTCATTCCATGAACATCCATGCTCAATCTCTTCAGCGGCTATTGATAAAATCAACCTTCTGCAATCCTCGCACTCGTAAGCTCGAAAAAACGAACCATCGAACTTCCCGCTGCTAGCGTTAGCGGTTTCTCCGACCGCGATTTGCCTATGGCACCCGCAGCACCTATGAGGCTTGCGGCAGGTCACAACCTTTGACTCGCACATTTCCGCATAGTCGTCGTAAGAAAAGCACATCGTTACACTCTCCTAGTCTTACAGAACTCCAAATAGTCTCTCCATGCTACTCTGTACAGAGGCTTGCTTGCTCCCACCGTCCTGGCGTCGATAGCAGCCAGATACCCAGAGTCTATCCAATTCTGGACGCTCCTCCTGTCTACCTGAAGTCGTTCCGCTATGTCGCTCTTGCTCAAATACTCATTTGGCAGCCAGTCCAGAACATCTTCAATCTCAATGCGTCTTGGCGCGTTGGGTGACGTGATATCTAAAAAACGCACCAAGTTAAAGTCTAACGGACGTGAATCAGCAAGTACCGCCAACTGACGGGCTTCCGTCCACTCCGCTGGCTGGCTGAGCTTTTCGGAGTGACAGCTTCGACATACTACGAGCAAAGCACAGCGCTCACCAAGGCACCGTTCGCGGAGATGCCCCCGCGCTATTTCATGCACATCCAGTGTTCCGCGAGAACAACCACAGATTTCACAGCAGCCGACTTCTTCGCGCAAGGCATCCCGAATGGGCTTAACCTTTTTCATCAGCTCTTGCCGCTTTTTGCTTACTGGTCTCATTTGGTCCTTCGTCTTCCGATAAATTTATGGCACACCCTGCAAGTTGTTCTTAGCCAGCCATACTCAGCGTCCTCTTGCTCCAGCCACAGTGAACGGTCTACTCCGCATGGGCAGCCTAGAAAGGGATTCCCGAACTGTCGTCCTCCGCTGCTGGAGCTTGCTGGCGCGATGAGCCTCCTGAATGCTGCTCAGCCGAATTCTCTTCTTTGTTTTCTTGCAGGTTGAAGTAGCAGGTATCTGGCTTAATCACAGTGCCGTTGGTTAGCACGATTTTCTCGATAGCTTTGTCAAGCTGTCCGCTAATCCCCTTGTCTCCAATCCAAAATGCAGCGATGTCCTGGAACTTTCCAGATGTCTTTGATTTCGCAACAACTCGATAGTTCGGTCTACCAGCCATTCGGTTTCTCTCCTAAAAAAGTTAGTTATCCGCCCAAAGGTAAGGGCCAACCCTCAAATCTGAATTCATGAAGCGGCTTGCATCGCTCCTGTTTTACCTGCCGTTCTTCGGCAATCCCTGTGCATACGAGCAGTTGCAAGTCTCGAGCTATCGTTCGCCGACACGCCTCCCCGACTCTGGACAAGTACGCTCGATGAACATCGTCAATCTTCAGCCATGACCGCTCAGCATCCAGTATCTGAGCGACCAGTAATACTCTTCTCATTTGCGCGTTAGTCCGCTCGGCGACACCTGTTTCACAGAACTTGCGATAAGTACGTTTGTTCATTGTCTGCTCTGATTGGTTTTATCTTGGTGGCACGTCTCGCAACGTATAGCCAATCCATCGATTTCGCAGAACAATCGCTCTGCGAATATTCTAAACTCGTCCCAGCTAGTACATGCCCCACACGGGAGCTTGTGGTCGACCTCTACCTCCTTCGCAGGAAACCAGCCTTTGCACTCGCTGCATTGGTGCTCCCACTTCAATCGCTTGTTTTCACTCTGTGACTTTCGGCGGACAGCTAATAGCGCGTTTTTGCGTGGCGGCCACTTCCTTGATGCCAGCCGTAGGTTTGACCTTAGAAAGCCCCAAAAGGCAGCTTCGGTCCACTCCCCGCCAGCTCGAGTCCGCGGCACTCGTTCCGTCTTCGCTTTACGCCCCACTTCAGCATCCCCTCAGTTCATCGCGTTTCCGGTCATAGTAATCCTCCAGCGCCGCTTCCTCGTAATCCCCGATACGCTCCAGAAGCTTTTCCTCTAAACGTTCTCGGTGCTTCTCGGCTAAGATAAAAGCGACATCTTTCAGGGTGTGCTGCAAATCGGGACTAAGCTCGATATCGCCGTCCTCGTTGCGGAATGCGATAATCGTCACATCGGCAAACTCCACTTCCGGTGGCTCGGGTGGCTCCCAGTAGCTGCCTGGACTTCCAGGGCTTACGTGACACTCGAACTCCACTTCTAGCGACTTATTCTCGCCATTGCCGATTTCTTCGAATGTCCAAGGCAGGGTATGTTTCCGCATTACAAAGCTCCCAGTAACCTGAATTTCATTACCACGCCTGTACTTCACAGACTGCCTGTCTAATCCGCCTTGGTCCAATGTCGATAATTCTCGCCCGCACTTCTTTATAGGTTCCTTCGAACGACATTATGCTACGCAGTGCCTTGAGCCCTTGCTCAGCATCTCGCCTGCGGGCAAACCGAATAGCAAACACCGCTCGCCTATCGCCAAAGTGGACCCTTATTCTGTACCCTGGGCTTCCGTCGTCCTCAAATCCACTGAGCGGATTGCCTTTCTTTGCAGTGCCGTAGCAGATGTCCACGCGATTCGCCATTTCACAAAGCTCCCAGTAATTCGACCCAACACTGACCGCCAGTCAACACTTCCCGCATGTCCTTCGTTCCAGGAGGCACCAGTACGCCCACCGTCTTGCCGCCCAGTTCCGCAGTAACCTTTTTCATTCCGAACCACCCTGGATAACAAAAAGCGCATCCACGGCAATTCACCGTACAACTGGACACCGTACCTCGACGGCTTGGGTTCTCGTCTCGCTCCCCAACCACAATCACTAGCTTTTCAGGACAGCATTGAAGAATCATCTTCTTAATCCATGCGCCACCATGCGTGTTGCTGGCGCGTCCTATGGCGTTCAGGTTATGCGATTCACAGGCTGCCACGTCAGAACCACCCTCGACAATGAACACTGGACCGGGATGACAATACCACGTCGGCACGTAGAACACCCCCGTCGAGCCACCCTGATTGGTGCGTTTAGTACCATCGGCGTACCTCCGCACATACCCAATGCAACGCCCGTCACTGTCCCGAGACGGCCAGCTCGAAAATTCCCTACCATCCCACGAATCCCAGCCCACACCGACTCTCAGAGCGTCCAGGGCTTCCACGGACACCTTTAGCTGCTCAGCCACCGCACAACGCTTGTCGTGGGCTTTGTCGTGCTCGTACAGCGCCCGACACTCCTCTGTCCAATCTGGTTTCTTCTCGACCTTCTTGGGCGGTGGGTGCGGTGGTAGTGGATCCGACAGCTTATGTAACCAGCCGAGTCCACCATTCTTGTCTGTTGTTGTTTTCTCCGATTCAACGCGCATGCACCTGACCGCTGTGCCGTCAGTCGTCCTAGTGCAGTAGTCGGGTCTGTCGCATATCGGACATGGTTCGGCGCGACTTACACGTATCCATGTGCTTTTGGTCATTCCATCGCTCATGTTAGCTGCTCTCGAGGAACGTCCTTAACGGGTAGGAACCAGTCAATGTCCTTTTTCGGCATCATGGGCAGGTCACGCGGAGGATACTGCCAGTTGTGGTCGCGTGCAAAGCTAACCTCAGCCTGCGCAAAGGTCATCGTCTGGACCGTTTCCTTCTTGCTGTTGCGAATTCCCTTGATGCGCCCTATCCAGTCCTGCTCTACCTGTTTTGTGCGACTCGCCCGCCGTCGTTTCCTGAACGTGTCGTTTTTCATTTCCCGCAGCGAGCCATCCGTTTGCATCACTGGGCGGGTTGTCTTGCATCCCGCGTAGCCGCAGCTAGGGCAAGTCTTCCCATGCGACCGCATCATGTTGCACTTTGGACAATGGATAGGTTCTGGGTCTTGCTGCTCACGAATACGTGCCAGTCTCAGGTTTGCCACGATTCGGTCTGTCAGTTCTAGCCCCCATTCGCGGTTAGCATTGAGCGAACCGTGCCGCCAGAAGTTTCCACCATGATCCTGCACACAAACGTGGTCCATCGAGGGATGCGAGCGCAGCAGCCTGCCACCAGCTTGTAGGTAACTGGTCAAAGACCCGAACACCGTGGCAAAGATTCCATGATAAATCCACGGCCAGTCGATACCCTCCCGTAACACAAATCGATTGCAGACGACCTTGATTGAGCCAGATTCCGAACGTGCGGCAATCTCGTCTCGCACTTCGTTGGACGATTCAACAAGCATTCCATCAATCCAGCAGTTCTCGCCGTCGATGTGTGCTGCTGGGATACCCGCCTCGGATAACTGCTCTGCGAACCAGATAGACTCCGCGACCCCTGGGGCGAACAGTAATGAAGGCCTCCTTTCCGGGTTGAGTGCGTTGTAATTCTCGACTACGCGCCCGAAAACTCGCTGGGCAAATATCGCGCGTTTCCGTAAGCCAATGCCGCACTCCCCCTCACCTATCACAATTTTTCCGACCAGCTTTGTATCTGGTTCATCTGGACCATAGGTGTACGCTGGCACGTGCGCGCCACATTCCCGTAGCTCGGAGTTAGTCGCCGCCACAATCAAATGCTCATAAACGTGCCCAATGCCTAGCGGTGTTGCTGTCCAGCCGATATCAACGCAGTCCCCGTGCTTTTCTCGCAGTTGTAGCGAAGTGTCCGCCACATTGTTGTGGACTTCATCCCAGAACACTTCGGCGGCGCGGTGAACATCTCTCCGCTCTTGCCCAAGCACCTGCGATGCCTCGGTCTGCACCATCGCCAGCTGGATGTCATCTAGCAGCCGTGGCTTGTGTCCCGATGCCCTTATTCCGTGGTTAAATCCGTCGCGGGTGAGCGTTCTACTGAGCTGTTCCATCAGCATGGTGCGGTTTGTGTAGAGGCACGTTGGGCGACCGCTGTGCTCCATTCGGTCGAGCATCATGATAGTCTTGCCGCAACCTGTTGGTCCAGCTACGGCTATCCGTCGATGTCCAGCCTCAATCGCCTCGCTAATCGCTGCGCGTGTTTTCAGTTGGTGCGGCCAGAGGTCCATCATTTCCGCTTCTCTTTCACGTACTGGAGTACTTCATCCAGGTGACCCGCTGCCGTTTCGTATTGCCCGTCCTGTCCTCCGGTCATCTTTGCCAGCTTCAGTAGGTCACGCGCCAGCGGTCCAATATGCTGCTTGGTTACTTGGTCGCAAAACTGAGCGGACGACTGCACAGGCTTTCCCCTCGATGGCTTTGGCGCTGGTTTTTCTTCAGCTTCAGTGGTTTCGCCGCCATCCTCTGCCTCGACATCCTCCCATACCAGCTCGGCAACTACCTGCTTATAATCCTTGGCTGTTGGCTTCCGGTTCTCCTTGGCAGCCGTCTCAACTACCTTCTTGACCACTTCTGCCCGCTTCTCGGGGGGGGCTTTGGCTACTTCTCGCAATTGTCCTTCGTTCTGAGGTCGGTCAATGTCCACAATTGTGGACAAATTGGCGTCAACCTCGGCAGCCTCGATTAGCTGATATGCTCTGGATTTACCGTACCCCCATCGCTCGCTGGCATAGTTCTCGAAGGTCTTGTACGCCCCCTCATACAGCTTTTCGTCGCGAATGGCTTTCATCGACAGCCCGACTTCGATGGTTGTCCTCATGCCGCGCTCAATCACCGCTTCATGCCTGGCTAGCTCGGATTTTATCAATCTGTCGTTAACACTCATGTTTTCTATGCTCCTGTTGATTGTGACTTGATTACCTTGAACGCAATGCGCCAGACCCAAGGGTTTTCCATCCAGGAATCTGCGCCATTGATTGCATTCCACAGGTCCATGAAAGCTCCCTTGGCGCACGTCCTACATTCATTTGGCTTACCCGTACCAAACACCACGCCCTCTGCGATTGCATCTTCCTCGCTAATCTCATTCAATCGTTCAACGCGCACTCCGGTAATCTCAAGCGTGATGCGACTAGCCCAGCGCGGCATGTGGATACTTGGCGTCCATCGGTATCCCTCGCTGGCATCGGCACCGCCAACTAAATCCGAGTACCACATGCAATAGTCGCCGGGATACTTTTCGTAGTTGAACGATGGTCCTGCCCCAAAGTTCTTGCCGTCAAATTCTGGCTGGATAAACGCGGAATCCGCCTTGTATGCAAAGCCGGGTCCGCATTCGGAATTGACTCGCGCCCACGTCTCTCTCACCCAGAGTCTGTCGCCAACTGTTCCGTATGGGCACCACGGGACTCGCCCGCCCTCGAATTCGCCGTTCCACAGCGGTCCATCAGTTGTGTAGATGAAATCGCCGTCTCTTTCCAGCCCAAGCCTTTTGAAATGCTTGTCAGTAACAATCCGTCGCGTCTGCGTCTTACGCCCTTCAAGTATCGCTCTAACCATCGGACCAGAAAACAGTATTGGTCTGGTAGTAATTGATTGTTGTGCTTCGCTAGTCATGTCTATGCCGTTTCTACTCGGAACCCAAGTTCTTCAAGGTCAGATGTCCAGACGTATTCACGGTCTACCGGCCACTCTGCAAACTCGACCATTTCATCGTCGTACTCGTCGCACCAATAAAACAACACGCCGTCGCCATCGAACACAGCTACAGGCTCTAGTCCTTCCTTGGGCGCAACCAGCGGCTTCAATAGAGAGCACTTCGGTGTAGTCGCTTTCTTCCGTAGTTGCTCCAGTTCTCGGACTTCACGCTTGAACGGTTCCATCTCCGCGTGTAGTTCGCCAATCCTCGCGTCTATCGCAGCGCACGCCTTTAGGCTGCACTCACCCGGCATTCTGGAACGCTTCACCATCGCTTCAAGTCTTGCCATGCTCATAGTTCTCACTCGCTATCACGTTTCTTGGGACCGCACTTACCCCACACAATTCCAAAGGAAATAATGGCTGCAACGCACGAAATAACGATACTAAGTGCGCCAAACCCAATACCAATCGCATAAAGGAACGGAGGTAGTGTAGTAGGCCCGAACTCTGTCATGGCGAATTCCAGTCCAATCACCCGACCAACAAACTTCCAAGCGTCTAGGAATCCAAGCACTAAAGCTGAGTTGGTCGCTACGATTACGCTAACAAGCGCCACGGGAATCATCGCTAACAGTATTCGTGCAATTGTCATATCAAACCTATCGCTAGTGAGAGCAAAGAATTAAAACCATCCATGCTTCGCCTTCCGTTGCGGGCTACTGCAACCTTGCAATGGGCGTCCTGTTGTTACTCCTGTTGCTCATCCTCTGAATCTTCGTCTTCCTCGTCTTCTTCGCTTTGCGCGGCACCCTTTAATCGCCCATCTTGAACAACTACGGCACAGCGCTCCTCGTCCTCATTTGAGCGACAAACCACCTCACAGACCATTTGGAAGTCCCGTTCTTTCAAGACAGCATCTAGCGCGTTGAGCGTATCCAGGTCCAGGTCGCTGCCATGTTCACAGACCAACAGCCGTAGCTCTGGATTCAGTCGCATCCCTACCGCTACAGACGCCATTATGCGCTGACTGGTGCTCGCCTGCTCGAACGGTAGTCCATTCCATACCAAGCCGTCCTCTTGGAGTTCCATGCCAGGGATTGGCCAGTCGGCATTTACCACTTCCTCGGCACGTTCCTCGGCTATTTCCTTCAGCCTATCAGTTAGCTCCTGCCACTTCCCTCGGGAATCCTTCACTTCCTTGGCTAGCTTGTCGTAGGCTTGATTCTCGCGTACTTTGCGGTTGGTAGCGTCGGCGCTGGCAATCTTCTCCTTGACTGCTGTGATGTCCGGTGTGCGGTCCCGTAGCTTCTCTAGTTGCTTGCGAGCTTCCTTTTCGCCCTTTTCAGCAGAGGCAATCAGTTCCCTGGTTTCCTCCAATTGCTTTTGCAGACCGGCAATCTTATCAACCAGGAAGTCCGCCTCAGCCGTCAGCTTTACCTGGCTCTCTTTCAGGTCGTCAGCCAACCTGTCCACCGCGTCTCTCGCCTTGTTCTCTTCCTGGAGCTTATCCACCTCAGCCATCAGGTCCGCAACCTTAACCTCCTCTTGAGGTGCGTCCTTGTGCTTCTCCATGCCTTCCAGCTGAGCCGCTAGCTTCTTGCCGTATCTGGCGCAAATAGTCCGCTCCTCAAAGACTTCCTTGTGCTCTTTGTCATACTTCGACAGGTCCAGTCCAAGCATCTGCTGTACGCAGCTAGCCTTCTCCTTGGGCTTCATGCGCTCGAACTCCAAGGGGTCGAACGCTTTTAGCTGGAATAGCCTCTGGAGCGTCTTGCGTGGCTCTGGGGCTTCAGCGCCCGTTGAATCCAGCAGTCGGAACTCCTCGACGACCACACCGCTGGCTTTACGGCGCAATGACAGTTCGGCGGTCAGCCCTGTGTCCTCGGCTAACTCAGCGGAACCAGTCAGTTCAATCGTAACCTTACCTTTCTTCTGTCCGTCGCGCAGTGCGATGGCTGGATAGTCCTTGGTTCCCATGCCAGACTTCCCGCAGAGCGTCATGACGAGCGCCGTCAGTGCCGACGTTTTTCCTTGCCCATTCTTCCCGCCGACCAGGAACAGGTGGCGTCCCTCCATGTCGAATCGGATGTCTTTTACGCCAAGTACGTTGTGTGCTTCGTAGCTAATGATTTTCATTTCTCTTGCTTTCCTATCTGATAGTTCTAAATGAATAAGTAATCGCTATTGCTTTTCGCCTGCGTGGTCTTCTATGCGCTCCGCAAACGGCTTGTCGAATACCTGCACTCGGATGCACGTATCTCGCTCATGCGCCGGAGAGACGAACCCTCCGACATGCCACATCTCACCGCGAGTTCTCATTTCAACCTCTGTCTTTAATCCAGCGTCCTCAAATATCAATCGCTGAATGTCTCGCCAGTTGTATTCGCGGAATTTTCCTGCCATCATGGTTCACTCCGATGTCTTTAGTTCTCGTTTACGTTCCGCAACCAACTCCATCAACTCCTGAGCCGCTTCCACATTATCAAGAGTGTTATCCGCAATGATTTCCTCCAGTCGCTCCTTGCACTTGGTTAGCGCAGCCATATCCTTCGCTGTCCGAATCGCAGTGGCTATAGTGTTCATGAATGCGTCCTGCTCGCCAAACTTCGTCTGTAAATCCTTGACGTAAGTTGTGTCGTCAAACTTGCCCAGGAACACGTCAGCGGAGAACCCGAGCCAACTGAGCGCCTTAGAGCGGGTATTCGTTACCAGCTTCTTCAGCGTCTCATCATCCGCCTTGAAGCGGTCATCGTTCAGTATCTCGAACGACACTTCTTCGCCGTCGAGTGGATAGAAGAATTCCGCCTTGATGATGATAGCGCTGGACTGGTATTGCCCCTGTGCATCCTTTTCTTGGGTTTCCACAATCTTCCAGTCCAGGTTGCGCATGCCCCATCTCGCGCCATACGGTCCCCACAAGGCTGTAGCCACTCGCATTTGCCACTGCGGGTCGACCGTGGTGTAATGCCGCTTGCCAAAGCTGACATTCTTTGTCATGTCTGGTGGCGTTTTCTCCACAGACCTCCAGAGCTTCAGGTTCTCTTTGCCTTCAGCACTAGTTTCTGCTGCTAGCTCGGTATCTTTACTCATAATGATTCATTGTCCCTTCCATTTCGCCTTCAGCGATTAATTGCGATTTTGGTTTGCTTGGTTGTAAGCCTTGAATAACACCGAGTTCGATGAAAAACGCTACGGCTGCGTCTCTTTATACAGGAGCAATCCTCTTTAGTGCGTTCGTCCCCGCTTCCCATGCAGTCCATTGCTCCTCGCTGTCAACCAGGATTAAATTGAGATTTCCGAAGCGAATCGGGTAGCCTTCCTTTGCGAGAAGCGTTTTTGCATCGCCTCCAACCCAAACAACTAAGTCAATGTCGCTCTCGTCCGTTGGAGTGCCGTAAGCATGCGAGCCGGTTATGAATGCTTCGTGATTACTCATTTACCACCCTCCACTGACAGTCTTACTCGCTGCTCGATGTTCTTCACTCGAATCTCCACCTGCTCTAGCGCTCTTGGAATCCGTTCCTCAATCTCATCGATAACATCCTCGTCCCGCTCGTACCGCACCACATGAAACCGCAGTGACTCTGGTACGAAGGGATGGAACGAAACAAAGTCACACCACTTGCGCCCCGTAATCCACAGATTGCCCTGCATCTGCCAGATGTAATCACGGTCGCTCGTTCCGTCGCTCTCGATGTTCGCCAAATGGTTGTGGACGTTGTACGGGCACTTGATTTCCAATAACCCGTCGTCGCCAATCAAACAGTCTGGTGAACCACCGCAGAATGGAATCGTCGGATGGTCCACGAAGCCCACTTGCTTGAGTTCCTGTCTGGCGCTGAGATGCCACTGGTACAACTGCCGTGCTGTAGGCTCGTGCTGATTGCCGTGGTCCAGATACTTCGAAGAGATTTCGTCCTGTGGCTTCCCAGTAATCCGTTCAGCCAATACCTGCGTCATGTAGGTAATCGCTGTCTGGGTAAAGCCTCCACCAGACCGCCCTTGTCCAGCTAGCTTCCCGAAGCAGCTAGCTGTAATCTTGCCACAGCGCACGGCATACCACTCTGGCGTTCCCTGGATTAGCTCTGCTGGGATAGCAGTAGAATTCCTGTCGTCGGCACTCGACATGGTAGCTCCTAACTAGATATGGGTAATGTTCGCTAACCGGGAGCCATCATAACAACGTGCAAATTGGGAATCAATAGGCATTGACCCAAAAAAGCAAAATTCCTTATTTATGCAAAAAAGCCTCCCAACGAATTACCCGGTCGCTGGGAGGCTAACTTAGCGTTCGTGCCAGAACGCCACGTCTATACTAACCGTTTTGACTGGCTAGGCAATAGAGTCTAGGACTTGCCGGCGAACGTCTTAGCTAGACCCTCTGCCCCCAGCAATGCTAGGAACATGGTCAGGATGGTCTTAATCTCGGTGTCGTCAAAATGCGAGGCGTTCATCCACAGGACGAATATCAACGTCCCGAGAATCAGGGACATGCGGATTAGCGGCCAGATTGGGTGGTCAGAGTCTTTCATGGTTAGTTCTCGGTTTTGTAAAGTGCCTCCAGTTTCCGAAACCTTTTCTGCAAAGCGTCTACCATTATGCCTTTTTCACTTATCGGCCACTCTCGAAACTTCCAGTAATCCTTCAGTGCCTGCTTGCACTCCTCAAGCGTAATTCCCAGCAAATCCAGTTCGCCCTTAATATCAGCTGGCTCGCTATTTGCAAGCCTCTGGCCAACGTATGACCGTATCGCCTCTGGCGTCCGTTGTCCGTGCCATGCGGAGAAACGTTGCATAAATTCCTCCGGCTTCGCGTCCATCATCTGTCGCACTGTCTCGGGCGTCATCTCGTAGGATGAATAGTCACCCGTCATCAACTGTTCCGCAACATCGTCCGGCAGTTCCGCAGTCAACATCGTCCGAATAGACTCCTCTGGTACACCCAGTCGTCTCGCTGCCCCAGCGATCTGCTGCATTTCCGAAAACGCCGCAAGCCGCAGCCTCTCCATGCGGGCCAAGTCAGTTGCGACCATTGCGCCGGTGGCTGTTCCGCGCGAGGTGACAGTCTTGCGGGCAATACCTTGAATCTGAGTCAGCGTCTTACCGAAGTCCCTGGCACGGAATCCAAGAGAATGCTCGACATCGACTTTCTGTAGTCGCTGCCCAGTCGCGACGGCTAAAACTTCATCCCGCACGCTCTTGGATGGGTCAGTTCCTCCTATGGCTGTTACGATTCGACGCACCGATGAAACGGTCCCTGGTTCCAGAGCACTGGTCCACAGATGCGCAACAATATCCTTAGCCTGCTCCCCAATCTCATCCCTTGTGTTGTAAATCTTGTCGCCAGCATTACTGCGTAGGTCCATTAGAGCCTTTGCTAATATCTCTTCCGACGCAAATGGACTAAGGAATTCCGCAGTAGCTTTCCCTAGCCTGTCCTTCCAGTCGCCACCTCGCATGAACGCAACCACGGAGTCAGTGAGGTATGCGTGCGGGTCGGAGTAGCCCAAGTCTACAAAATGGAACGTGGCGTCCTGCGGCTTGTTAAGGTAGACGAATCGGCTATTCTCCTGCCACGGAGGAACAAACCACCTCAAGTCCTCGTCCTCGTCATCATCAATACCGTACATCGCCATCATGGCGCGGGATAACACAGACAGTATTCCAATGGACATCACTGTACCAGCCAGTCTTTGCGCTCCAATAGCCCGTGTTTCCGGCGATTGCATCTCCTCAACGCCCAGCGCGACAGTGTGGAACGTCGTTCGAACCACCTCAGACGGGAAGCTGACAAACGTACCAACTAACGGGAACCGACGAAGCGCTTTAATCGCTTCAGGGATCTTGCTGTATGTCGGATAGGTGTTTCGGACAATATTGGCTGCGTGCTCCTCAACCTTCTGCTCCGACCATCCTGGATACGCCTTGGCGTAGCGAGCCTTCTCGTTCTCCCATGCGTAGATTTTCCAAACGCCATCCTCGGCTTGGTATAGGGAGTTTAGGAACCTGAATCCAGCCCTCCCCATGCCGACCAACCTCTTTGCGTGGCGCGCTTCGCGGTTATACAGGAACTCGTCGATATCTGCCTGCGAAGCGTCCCGCAGCGCATCCTTTAGCTCGCCAGCTCGAACGTCTTCTCCAACAATCCCCAGTTCTGCGAGTCGGTTGTAGTATTCACGGAACTTTGCATCAGAAAGCTGGAATGTTCCTGTCGCTGTGCCCCACACCGCCCTTCCAGCCTTACTAAGCCGCCAGTGCCCGTTGGCTACTGCGAACCCTACGTTAGAGACAGTATTACGAACGTGCGTCATTACCGACCCTACGGTCTTTCCGTATTTGACTGCGTAATTCACCGACATCATCACCCGCAGCCACTCCGGCATGGCACCAGGAGAATCGAAACGCTCGAATGCTTTCTTTATTTCTGGCGTAGTGAGCAGTCCGTTTAGAGGTTCCATGACAGAACTGCTCTCGGCTGCGATAGGCGTGATGATTTCGCCATACTCGTTGATGATTGGTCCTTCCTCGTCCGTGCGAAGCCATTTGCCTAGCCCAGCGTCTCGTACCTCATTTAAGAACTGTTGATTGGCAAGCAAGTGCGCCATCTTGAACACGCTGCGAGCGTAATTCACACCAGCATCCTTGTACTCCCCCCACAAGTCCCGAAGCCACTCCGGAATGTCTTTTCGTGCTATGAACGTGCTCAAGTCCTTGCTTCCCAGCTTCGAACCCTTCAGAAGTGCCACGGGGGTATCTGCTGCACCGCGGAACAGTAGCGATTCTAGGATTCCTGCTACCTCAGCGTCAGACTTGGATGGGTCGAGCGCCCGAATAGCGGCTACTGCACGATTGCGAACAGCACTAGGAACTTGGTCGCGCCACTTGGGGTTGTCGAATACGCGATATGACCGGGTGGCATAGACGCCCATGCTTTCCGTGATGATTCCCACTAAGTCGCCTTGCGCCACGCCTTCCAGAATCAAGTGGCTTGATAGGGAATCAATGTGGTCTCGCATCGCTTTGAGTGGTGCGCGTACTGCTACCGGCACAGTGGTCATAGCCTTCTCTCCGCGAAGCACGGCGTTCATTCTCTCGATATCTGCCTGAGTCAATTCCCTGCCGTTCAAGGCTTTCTTGATGCCACGCCGGAGGTCAGTTGCGCGATTCCGAAGACGGTTCATTTCCTTGGCAGCCCGCCCTTCCTTCCGTACCTTTGCATCATACACGTCAGCTGGAAGTTCTCCCTGAGAGGTAAAGAACCGCTGGAAGAAATGCCGCACAGAACGCCCCATTCCTCGGTGTGGACCAGCCAGCGGAACGCCTGACGTGATTCCCAGCGTCGACCCAACGTCCTTCCCGAACTCAGCGCCACCCTCTCCATCGCCAGTCTCGTCCTCTACGGCGGCTTCAGCCTCGAAGTCATACTTACCAGCCACCAACTCCTTTAATTTGGCGTCTGGCTTGTCCATGTTCATCGGCATCACAATCGCCACCACGTCGTCGTTACTGGCGTAGGACACCGGACGACCTTCTTCCCTGAAGTACGGCACTGCGTCGGGGTGCTTTTTCAGAACCGTGTCGTGTAAAGACTTGTCGAGGGTTACAGCATCGCCATCTTGGCTTTGAAGCACAACGGTTCGTGTTGTTAGGTTGCCTCCACGGTATCCGATTGGTTTCATGGCGTTAGCTGAGCGACTTAGCGCCTTCTTGCCGTCGACCATCATTTGCGCAACGACACCCATCTCCCTGCCTTCGTCAGTCTCTCCAATCCCCTTCAGAATCGCGTCTCGGTCCTTGTCGTTCACTTTCATCAGCAAACGACCATCGGTGTACAGTCTTTCCTCACGAAGCAACTTGGCGAAACTGCCTCGCCTTGCTATCTGGTAATCTTTTATTGCGGCGGCAAGCTTAGCATTAGGGAGTCCAATGTTTCTTGTGTCCTCTCGCACAAACAGACTATCAGCGTCCTTGTCGAAAGTGCCGTCGATAATCTGCTGTGCGACTTCCTTTGCTCTTTTGGTTTCGCCAATCCCACTAGCGAGGATTTCACCGCCTGTCTTTACTGGTGTTTTGCCTTTGATTGCGCCGGTGTACTTTGTCCCTTCCCTAATCGACCACTCGCTGTCGTGCTTACTGCGTTCCATCAGTAACGTGCGTTCTCCAGCGATTACCCGAATCGTTTGCTTCACTCCAGTCGCGTTCTGACCTTTAAGCTCTATGAAGTCGGCTTTGACAGAAACGGGGGCGGGCTGTGTTTCTTCGTTTTTCGGTTCCGCTTCCACTCCTACCGCTTCACTTGGCTTGGCTCGCGCAGCATAAACCTGCTCGACAACTTCTGACGTGCCCTTGATGGTTCGCGGTAGCTTGCGTTCTGTGCGCCGCTCGAACTCAGCTCTCAGAGACTTATTGGGCAAATGAAGTAGGTCCTTCATCGCTTGCTGGTCGCTTCCATCCCATGCTGTTTCGAACTTTGCGCGAGTCATCTCTGGTAGCGCAGCGTACCCTTCTGGAGCCACTCGCTGTTTCTTCCCTGCCTTGGCTTGCTCCCTTGCTTCCCGCTCAGCCTGAATACGTGCCGTGTCAGGTGCTAGCTCTGGCTTTGGCTTTGGCTTGTTCCCTACTTGTTTCCCAGTAGCCTTCCCTTCCGGTGTTAAGCTAGGTAAGTCTTGTGTAAAATTTTTCACACGGTCTTCTGCTGGCTTAACTTTACTTTCTGAGCCAGAATCGACGTTAACTTGATTTGCACTGGCTTGGGTAGGCTTACGGATCTGGTCGCGACGAAGCTGTGGAAGATAACCCGCTTCCACGAATGCGTCTGCTACTTTGATTGCGTCTTCGTAGCTCACCCGTCCGCGTTCGATGTCATCGTTCACCTGAGCGATGTCGCCATAACCGAGCGAATCGACGGTAGCTGGGTTCGCAGCAGCCTTTTGCTTTCCGACGAACTCACGCCTTGCTTCCTGTGCTTTTTGGGCATCCCTGTCCGACTGGAAGTCCTGACGAACCTTGTTGTCTGCCTCTCGCTCACGAATCACCGATGCTGTTTCTGCGTCCAGTTCCGCCTGGGATGGCTTGCGTTTACCTCGCCTGCGAAGGTTCTCCCGAGCCTGTTCCGTTGCGGACGAAAGTGGTTTTGCCCCTGGCTCCTTCAGGAATGGTTTAGGAACCTTTGGGATGTCCTCTCCAAACACGTAGAGGGTCGCAGAGTCCTTTGACGCTGGAGGGAGTTTTCCTTTGCGTGCATCCTCAAGCTCACCTCGGAATGTCGTGAGGTTGAAGTCGTCACCGCGAGACTCAGCCTCAGCGATAGCATTCTCAATCAGCCATAGCTGTGACTTCTTCTCAGCATTGATTACTTGGCGATTCGTAGCGCCGCTGTACTTGGGGTATGGCGTTGTTTCGCGACCTGTATTGGTCAAGAAACGGTCCCCTGGCATTATCGGCTTTCCATCCGCAGGTCGACCTTCTTCCGTGGGCTCCATCCTTCGTGCCCCTGGCTGGTCTTTAGGACCACGGCGCTTCTCGGACGGTTTCTCGGCTGCTTGCCGCTTAGACACATCCTCAAAGAATCTGCGCTGTGCTGAGAACACTGGCTCTAGCGTGTCGTAGATTCGCTGGAACACTGAATCCTTTTTCCGCTTCTTTAGCTCAGCCCATTTGCCGTACTTCTCGGCAATTGCTTCCCGTCCGCCGTACTTCTCGACTTCCTCTTTGGTTACAACACCTTCATCTTCAAGCCAGTGCATTACTTCATGGTTAAGGATGTTGCTGTGGTTGGCGTCGGAGCGCACGTAGATGCGTCCCTCGGCTTCTCCTGGCTTCCGTACATACCAGCCGTGAATCGACTCAGGATTGCGCAGTTTCGACTTAGCCGCTTCTGCCAGTTCTTTATCGGCATTGAAGTGAATCGTCGTAGAGAGCCCGTCTGGGCGTGTTACCTTGACCGTTCCAGCCTTCTCGTCTGGTTCGACATTGGCGCCCTTGAGTGCTGGGACAGCCTCTAGGAGTGTTCTGGTTTCGGACTGCCACTTGGAGTCAGGCTGCTGCGGCTCAGTTTCCTCGGCGCGGGCTTCGGAGGGCAGTTCATTACCTACCGCTTTGCCCATACTCGTCTCTGGGGTTTCCCCCAGTGCGTCGGGACTAACGGGCGGGGAACCGATTACTTCCTCCGAAAGCCCAGCCGTCGACGGCTTTCCTGTCTCTACTGCTTGCTTTTTAGTTAGTCCACTCTGTTTCTTACTCAGTTCATTGAGATACGCCTGGGCTTCCTTCAGGTCTTTGAGTTCCTGTTCCTTGTCCGAATGATTAGCTGACTTTAATTCGTCAGAAGCCTTCTTGCGTATCGCTGGTGTCTTGCCACGCAACGCCCGGTTTTGCGCATCACCTATCTCAGCCATCAGAACGGCTGCTCGCTTTTGAATCTCGTCCCATCGCCACGCTAAGTCTGCATCAGCGCCAAATTTGATTGGGATTAGATTTTGGTGCCCCTCTCGCGACGACGGGTTTTGTGGATGCCCATAGACGCTAGTATCCGTCACTATTTCTGTTTGTGGATCCGCTCCAGCCCGTAATGCTCTGACTTCATCAAGCCCTCGCTCCCATTCAGGCGAGACTTTCTCATTCTTGGCTTTTTTAGTCTTGATGTTGTCTTCGTACATTTGCTGAATAGAAGCTAGTTCCTTATCAGACTTGCCTGCAAACCGACTTCCTGGGACTGCTGCTGGCTCTGCCTGCTCTGGTGTGGCTGGTACTGGTAGTTTCTCGGCTTTGTCCACAATTGTGGACACTGACCCCTCCGATGGTTGTTGCGATACTTCTGTAGCTGGAGCGACTGGGGGAGTGGCTGCTGCTTCTGGCTCTGTAGGTAACTGCCCTGGCTCGTTAGGATACAGCCGCTCGATAGCCTTCTTCGCCCAAGTGTTGTTCGCATAAGCATCTAGCACTGCACGCGGAACCTGCTCTCCTTCCGTTAGCGCTCGCTTCACAGCTTGTGGGTGTGATGCCCTCCTGACAGCTACCGCATCTGCGTCCGTCTCGCCGGCAACGTATTCACTGGGAGTCTGTTGCCATGGCGCTACTTGTACTTCCTGTGCTTCAGGCTCTTTGCTCTCTGGCTGCGAGACTCCTTGCTCTTGCCCTGGCTGATATACTTCGCTGCCGCTATCGACTTGGCTTCCTTCTCCTCCATCCCCTTGGACATCATTGCGTGCTTCATCCGCTGGTACTTGGCTGGCATCTGTTGGTCCCTGTGTTAGTGGTGGTGTTGCGCTGACCTGAGCTGCTTCTTGCTCTAGCTGTGCCTTCTCTGCGGCAGCTATCGCCGTGCGTTCATCCTGGTTGCCTTCAATGCCAAGTTCCCGACCGGCTTTCCTGGAAACTGGTCCCTTAGCAAGAACCTCTTGCAAACGAGTCAATCGCCGTGCTCGCGCTGCCGATAGCCCAGCACCGCCGACAGCAGGAACACCAAGCAGGAACGCCATTGGTAGCGCTGCTTCTTTGGCTTGTTCCCAGCCTGTCTGGAATGCGTCTGCGATTGACCTATCCTCAGCATTCTCATCGAGGTATTGCGCTACATGGCTGCCCAGACCGCTTGTAACGCCCTGTAGGTATTCTTCAGACATTTCCCCAGGAGCCCTCTTAGCTGCTTCCCAGAGGTACTGACGGGCAGCCTTAACAGCCCCTTCGGTCAACGGAACGGGTCCAGCCTTGAACGGATTGGGTACGATTCCCTCAATAAGACCAGCAATTGCCGCTGTCCCGCCAGCAAGCAGGCGCAGGTTCGTCCCGTCTTCCATGCCCAGTTCTTTAAGCTGGTCCACCTCTTGCGCGTACTGACCGGGGAATGCTGCCGTGGTGATACCCGCAAGCTCTCCAGTCTTCGCGGCTGCCGCTGTGCCACGGGCTGCCATGCCAAGCCGCCCAGCAATCCCCGTAGCCGCAGCACGCCCTACGCCAGCGCCGCCTACCACTGTTGCCATCCACGGAGCCATCTCCACGGCTTGTAGCGGTCCACGCTCATACCACGGGTCGCCTGGACGGGCAGGACTAAACTCTTGAGACGCTGCCGCATCCAATTGGCGAATGTACTCAATCTCCTCTGGCGTTCCGCCTAGTCCAACTAACTCTGCGAGTGGCTGCGATACGCCATGACTTATCCCACGACTTACTGCGCCGAGAGTACGCCCAACTACTCCGCCTCGGTCATCGCCTAACTGCTGTGCAATACCAGGAGCCAAACTCAATGCTTCCTGGCGCTGCTCAGGTGACAGCTTACGGTAGGTGTCGAGCACCTTTGCTCGGTCCCCAAGATTCGCAACCATCTCCCTGGCTGGATCCACCGTTATAGCTGCGAGCGGTGACGTTGGTTTCTCGGCGTAGGCTCGCTGCTGTCGCCGAGTATCTATTTCTAATTTAGCCGACCCACGGGCAGCTTTTTGCAAGAAGCTCACGCCTGGCGCTGCACTTGTATACCTGTCGATAATAGCTTGCTCGCGTTCATCGATTTGACCAATACCTGCGCCATCCTCACTTGGGGCTGCATCCTGCCTGCCAAGTCGTCTTATTCTGTCAGTTATCGTTCCCATAGCTACATTCCCTTTCCGCTCTGCCAATCCCTGTTGCTTTTCTTCTTCGGTAGCTTCGGAGTCGCAGCCAGTTGGTCAATATCAATGCCATTTTCCTTTAGATACGCAAGAGCGCGTGCAGCATCCTCGTCAAGCGAGTCTGGGCTCATAAGGACACTTATTGCAGACTGAATAGCAGGCGACTGCCCCTCGTACACACCTTGCATCTTGCTGACGAACGCTCTGTCTGCATCGTCCTTTGCACTGGCTACCATAGCGCCAAAGTCTGGCTTTTCAGCTTGTGGTAGTCCGCTTTGCGATGTAGCTGGAGCCTGCTGTGGACTCGCTCCGGCAGGCGAACTCAGTGGTGGCGATGGCGAAACTTGTGCCGGTGGCGGTGGTGTTGCCACGTCCGCCCACTGGTTTTGCGCGGGCATTGTCGATGGTGCTGGCGGTCGGCCTGGATCTGGAGATGCTATTGGTATGTCCGCTGACTGCCCAATAGTAGCAGGGGTCTGCCCCGTTATTCCAGCCGCAGCACCCTGAATCGCACTCAGTAATGGCGAAAAGGCTCCTGATGCAGCGGGTGGGGCTTGCCCAGCAGCAGGTGTGGTAGCTGGCGTCTGTGCTGGTTGCGGGTTGTCGTTGTCGTACAGTTCCCTTGCCAGTTCGGCGGCTTGCTTGCGAATATCGACAGTAAGCGACTTCGTTCCGCCTTCTGTGAGTACGTTTACCGCGTCATCAATGTACTGTTTCCTCAGTTTAGGGTCAGCCTTAAACGCATCATCAGCGGTCGCTGGTGGTGCTGGTTGCTGAGGTTGTACTGGTAGAGGCTCGAAGTCTCCCTTTGAGTTACGACGATACTTTGCGCCATCTGGACCTGTAACAACACCCTGGTCGAATTGTTCCTGTGGTGTTGGCTCTGGTGCCTTTGGAGCGCGATTGGCTAACAGCATTGACCGCTGCGCACGAAGCTTCTGAATCGCTTCGGCTCTCTGCGTGGCGTCCAGTCGCGGATTGCCTAGCACCTCTGACTCGGCTACCAGATTCTGCCGTAGCTCTCGGGCAGTACCAGGGTCAAACTCCCCTTTGTCAATCGCGTCAAGAATGAATCGGCTGCTCTGTTTCCTAGCCTCGTCGAGAAACCCTTGCTGCCTAGCCGCTTCCGCCTCTTGCTGCTTCCAATCGAACTGCTGCTTGTCCCTGCCCAACTGGAAGTCGTTCTGCGCCTTATCCCTGCCCATCTGCCAGTCCTGCTGCTGCAGCTGCGAACCAGCTCGGAACAATCGGTCGTATCCTGCTTGTTGACCGGCATACTTCTGTTGCTGCTGCTGTAAGACAAGCGACTGCCCATACTTCCTAGTAGTCTCATTGGAAGGAGGTACTACCCCGGCTGCTTGGTGTCTGAATGTTATTGGCATTTTGTTCTGCTTTCTTACTTTAACATGCGCGATAGACCGCCGTAGACGCTGTACAACAGCGGTCATCTGCTGCCCAGTATTTTACCAACTCATCGCAAGCCTTCGCCGTATCCATTGATGCTGCCCACGTTTCGTGTGCCCATACGGTGTAGTCGGTCACGTCTATTTCCAAGATACACCCTTTGCGGTCCCACACTCTTTCCGTTGTCCCAATTAACGCTGGGTCCGAGGACTCAAACACAAGCAGGTCTGCGTATTCCAGCCCGTCATGGTCGCCACCACTCTGCGTTCCAACCGCTGTTGCCTTGCCAGTCAACGTGCCTAACGCGGTGCTGCTAGACGAATCAATTAACAGCCAATTGACCACCTTCTCATTGTGATCATACAGTATCCCAATCGCATCGCTTAAACTATCTGGTTGACCGCCTGCCAGACCGCCAGTCACAACTCCAGGATTCTGACCAACGCGCCAGCTAACCGTTTCAGGCGACGGAGGCATGTAAACCACCTGCCTAAAGTCAGCAAATCCAGCATTCCCCTGTGTCGGAAGGAACGCTGGGTAGACTTCCGCAATCTCGTACGTCCCAGCTGTACGCTTCCCGAACGGCTTCGCTACAGAGATGCCTGGCTTATTGGCGTCACCTGCCGCGTAATCAATAAACCGTAGTATTCTTGGGTCAAACCCTCGGCATATTACGTAGTCGTCATAGACATCTTCGGCGGCGATTTGGAACATGGCACAGAATGGCGACGTTCCGTCCTGGCGCAGACTAGCCTGGTCGCCGTGAATTGGGTTGTATGGAACGTGGCCGAAGTTCGGCGCAGCCATCTTCCTTTTACGCCACATGCTGTACCTGCCTTCCGTAGCTGCTATAATGAAACGAGCCAAAGAGGTCTTGGGGACCGCTTTGGCTCTCACAATAATCCAACTTTATGGGAGTTGAATCATGTCTGCGGGTAATTCTATCCGACGCGCCCACAATTTCAAAGATCTCACTGGGCAGCGATTCGGCAGTCTTGTGGTAACAGGCTTCGGAGAGAAGCGGGGTAAGGTCGCCTACTGGAGCGTCTTGTGCGACTGCGGCGTGACTAACCTTGTCGCTGGGAACAACCTTACATCGGGCGGTAGCAAACGCTGCGGATTTAGCTGCCCACTGCGGATCGACCCAAGAATGAAAGACGAGACTGGGAATGTCTATGGAAAGTGGACTGTTATCAGTCGCGCTAGAAGCAAAGGCGGCGCAAAGTGGAACTGTCAATGCGAGTGTGGCACCGAGTCTGTGTTGTTCGGCAGAGATCTTCGCGCCGGAGTAACAAATTCGTGCGGATGCGTAAATACCACCGATGAAGTTGGGAGCGTCTATGGAAAGCTGACAGTCGTGGAACTCAGTACGGTGCGCAATTGGGGGAAGTTGCACTGGGTATGTCGCTGTGAGTGCGGCAAGACCGTCGTTGTCTGCGGGTCTGTCCTTCGTAGGGGCGACCAAGTGTCCTGTGGTTGTAATCGCTCGCGATCTGGCGGCGCGGCTCGCAAGGGGAACCAAACCCCAGAATACAAGTCTTGGAAGCACATGAAACATCGCTGCAGCAACCGCAGTTACCACAGATACTGCGGGCGTGGGATAACCTTCTGCAAGAGATGGAGCTCGTTCGTCAGCTTTATGGCTGACATGGGACCGAAGCCGTTTCCAGAGGCAACCATCGAGCGAATAAATAACGACGGGAACTATTCGTGCGGAAACTGTACGGAATGCCTCGCAAATGGCTGGCCTGCGAACTGCAAATGGGCATCCGCGATGGAACAGGGACAGAATACCAGCAAAACCCGGCTGTTGACACATGACGGCATAACTTGTGGGCTTCGGGAATGGGGTCGACGAATCGGAGTGTCTCATGGAACTATCGCAATGCGACTCAAGCAAGGTTGGACTATGAAGCAAATTGTCGAGCATTACAGTAAGCCATGATTTCAAGTCTGGGGCATTGTTAGGGTTGGATCCAGCCTCCACCGCTGTCGCCGACGCCAGCAATTAACCGAGCCATGTCGCTAAACTCCGGTCCAACATCCTCGCGCCGCTCGACGAAGGAATAAAGTCCGATGAGTAGTTTGTTACGTTCGTCGAGCATATAACTCATCAATTTCCTATTGTCGTCTGCCACCGACTTCCACCCCTCAAGCCGCTGTGTCGCTGTGTTCATCCTCTCGACAATAGCTCGGTGCTTGTGCTCGGCTAGTGTGTTGGCGTTCTGCATCAGAAGCTGGGAGAACCGCTCCTTGCCTCCCAGGAGCCCGGTAAGCGCTGTCTGTAGCTGCTGAAGGAGAATGTCCCGCTGTGACATCTCGCCCCGCGTAACCTCTTGCTTGGCTGCGTGCTGTCGCTGGGCTGCTTCCACGAACAACTGCTCTACTTGCTGTAGCTGCTCGTAAAGCCTGTGCGTCTCGGTGGTGGACCACTTCGCGTACACGTCCCGTAGCTGGTAAATACGGTCAAGCGCATCTAGTGTCCGCTGCCTAACGTCTTGAATCTGTGTGTACAGCTGGGATTTGACTTCTATCCCTAGTCGCTCCGCAGCGTCTCTAGCGCTGAAGATTGCCTGTTTGCCTGACAAGGTACGATTGCGAATGTCCTGAAGTAGCGCGTAGACCCCGCTAATTAGCGATGCCTGATACCGCAGTACCTCCTGGCGAACCGTGTGTAACTGGTTTTGACCGTCCAGCGTCCGCGTTCTCATACCCAACTGCTGCTCATACAGCCTGTGCTCATTGTCTGCCGTCTGGGTTCGCATGACACGGCGCTGTTCGTACAGTCGATGCTCGTTGTCCATCGTTTGCGAACGCATGGCTCGTTGCTGGTCGTACAGCTTGTGTTGATTCTCGAACTTCTCACGATTCAAGCGGTCGTTTAGTAACTGGATTTGCTCGTCTCGGTCTCGTCCATTGCGCTCTGTGATGTCTGCCGCTAGCGTGGACGTGTACAGCCCCCGCGTGGTCAGCATCTGCAACTGTGTTCCAAGTCTAGCTGCAAACTCCTCGTTGATTCTGGCAAGCTCCGTTGCCCCAAGACCAGTCAGAAAGCCCCTCGCTAAGTCTTCGTGCAAGATGTAGTCAACATCCAGGGAATCAGTAATGCCTCTGGTCGTTGTCGCGTGCGGGGTGTAGTCGGTAGCCAGGAAGGCAATAATGCTCCTAGTTAACGTCGCGCTTGTGGAGTAGTCGGTAGCCAGCAGGTCCAAGACTGCTTGGTAGTCCGAAGCATGAGTGTCGACTAGGGTTCCAGCACTCGTCCTAATTGCCTCCAGGTCTGTATCAATATCCTGGTAGTCCGCAGCTAGCAAAGCTAGGATTGCGTTGACATCCGTGACGTAGGTATCGACATGCTCATCAATGTTCGCCAGCAGGGCGTCTATGTCTACTAGGTGCGCATTGTAGTTCGTCTCCAGTAGCGCTAGTCGTTGCTCATAATCAGAAACATGGACATCTAGCACCGATTCAAGCGAAGCCACATCCGCCAGAACCGTGACTATGTGCGCAGTAACGTTCGCTTCCAACTCCGCGAGATGGCTGTCGTAGTCGGTGATGTACGTCTGAAGATTGGTATCCTGCTCCGTCAACAACGTCCCGATAGTGACGGCATTAGCGGCTGCATTGGTTTCTAGGTCAGCTAGCCTGGAATCCATGTACTCTAGCGAGACTTGTGCATCGGCTGCATCACTAACAACCTGTGCTTGGTTGTCCGCTATGAGCGTTTCAATCGCCGTCATGTAGTCATCTAGGTCAGTCATGAACACGCCAGCCTGCGCGTTCTGCTCATCTGTCTGCGCATTGAACTGCTGATGAGAACTGTCAATCATCTGCGTCCAGTTGACCAGCACCTCGTTATACCGAGCCTGGTTAGCCTCCCTCGCTTCGTTGGCGGCAATCGTGTAGGAATTGCACAGGCTAAGCAGAACCTGTAAAGGACGCATTCCCTCACGAGTCAACGCAAAGTAGTTCGTTGGCGGGACTGTCGTGGTATCCTGCGTGATGCCAGTGACTTCGTACCCTTGCGCAACCAGCCACCCCATGACGTTCTCTGGGACTTGGCTAACAGTCTGCGTACTCCACCAAATGCTCAGAAATGGATTGGCGATACGGTCGAATACGATAGGCGTTTGCCCTGGATTCTGCGCTGGTACTTGTGGGATTTCTTGTGTTGACATTTATCTCCACTTTCCTGATGGTTCCATAAAACACACGGCACCTTCCCAACTCCAGTCGCCGCCAGACGATAGCAGCAGGATCATAAACAGACCCCTAGCGCGAGGGTAACTGCGATGATTAACCCCTGCCGTCCAGGTGCCGCTGCTGTGAATGTTCGATGGTGTGCCTCCTGCTACCAGGGCTTCGATAGCCGCCTTGGCGTTAACACTGACCTCTTCCGCTGTGTCGCCCACCAACACCCGCCACATCACATTGGCGCTCCCCGATGCTGTGATGCCGTGCATCCGTAGCAGCCGTCCGTAGGTGTCCCCGTCATTCATCCGCACTGGACCTATAGCAACGTGTGACCCAGCGATAACTTTGAATGGCCAGAAAGCATTCTCTTCTGTTTCAAACAGCCAATTCACCGCAGCTGTAGGGATGTAAATGCGAACTCCCCGCGTTGCATGGTCGTACTCGAGCACCGTGTCTTCGTCCGCAATATCTGTTAGCTCCTCAGGAATGACATCTTCGGATAAGGCTTGCAAAGACGATCCATCGGCGCTAAGCGTATAGACTCCATGTGACGAAAGCAGGTAATACCTGTCGATATGGTCCCGACACCACGCTCTTGGACCGACCGTTCCCACGTCTCTGGAGATGTTTTGCAGGCTACCATCTGCGGTCGGATCGCCTCGAACCACCCACAGAGAACTAGCAGTTGCAGCCAGAAGGTAGGAGTCCTTGTGGGGAATCAGCGCAGTTACACTGCCTCCCTGCTCACCAGCTTCGGATAGTTGAATCACAAACGGTCGAGCCACATCACTTATATCGGCACTCATGGCCCAATCGGTGTAGTCGCCCTGACGGCTTGCGTATATCGCCTGTCCAACAGGTCTAATGAACCTATCGCGGAAAATGCAATCTGCGTTGCTACTCACACCTGGAGCATCATCCCCTGGATCAGCAACGATATAACCGCCACTGTGGACCACTCCGACTGTCGCCGCTGCGGCTGTTGGAGTCCAGGAACCTCCGCGCTTGCGACCCTGGAAGTCCTCGGTGCGAACGTTCATAGCCCATGGAGCCGTGTATCGATCTCTCTTGCCGACCTCTTGTCTGAATGAAAGTCCTCGCCCAACTCCGGAGGGCCAGACTATCTCTTTAACTGCCATGGCTTGCTTCTCCCACGACAGAAGTGTTAAAATACAAACAGCCAAGGCGTTGTAGCGCCAGGGCTGTTCTAACCACAACTTGTTTCAAGGGAACAAAATCATGGCTGACAGAGATTCTACTCGTCGGGGAAATAGATTCAAAGACCTGACCGGGAAACGGTTCGGTAAATGGACGGTCATTAGTGAGGCAGCAAACCATCCATCTACGCATGCCTACTGGAACTGCCGGTGCGAGTGCGGAATAGAAAAGGCGATCAACGGAACCGCACTGACTGGGGATCGTAGCCGTGGTTGCAAATCGTGCAATCAAGAACAGCACGGCATGAAAGGCACACCAGAATACTGTTCTTGGCAAAAAATGAAGGAACGCTGCAACAACCAGAACTGCAAGTCTTTCCATCGCTATGGGCAAAACGGCATCGCAGTATGCGCTAGATGGAAGTCGTTTCAGAACTTCTACTCTGATATGGGTCCTAGACCATCCCCGTCTCACACCGTTGACAGAATAGATGGCTCGCAAGGCTATTTCCCTGAAAATTGCCGATGGGCAACTCCAGGAGAGCAAGCTCGCAACAGGCGAACAACCATCTTTCTGACGTTCGAGGGTGAAACCCTCTGCCTGAAGGACTTGGCTATCAAATCGGGGATCAACTATAAAACGGTGCACATGCGACTGAAGCGTGGCTGGTCCATAGAGCGTGCTTTGACTGAACCCGTAAAGAGATAACACATTACGCCTTTGCATTGAAGACGAAGCACGCGACGTGCTGACCAATCCCAGGTCCAGGCGTGCCGTCTTCGGTTGCACACCACTTCACGTCGCCTAAATTCCTGACCTCAGCGCCAGCCTCCAAGAGCATTAACACCCACTTCGGAATCGGGTAGACCATCACGACCGTCTTGCCTTTAGCCGCTTCCTCGATTACTTTCCTTGCCCACGCCGTTGGACCCTTCTTCTTTCCGTCATGGATAATGGAGCCAAACGGCGGATTTACATACGTCGATTCGCCCCACTCGCCGATGAGTCCATCAAAGTCGTCTGGCTTGGGAAATGGGCACGCATCAAACGTGAAACCAAATTCCTCATCCAGTCTGGCAAGCACGTCTGGCGGTGTTAACCAGTAATGCTTGCCATCCTTGCGGTTTCCGTCTGCGAACGAAGTTCCCGCAATCAATTCCGTGAGTGGGGTCGGTAATAGTTCCTTAGTCGGCATGCACCAGTTCCAGTGATTGCTCTTTCTTCTTTTGTTCCGCTAGGTCTTCTTCGTCCCAGCCTGGAATCGGGAAGAACTTCTCTACTAGCCAGGACAAGGGACGTACTTGTTTGTCAAAGCGACCATTGCGCCAGTAATCCCGCGAATACAGCCTAGCCCGTTCTTGGTCCGAACCCGAAAGGGGGTAAGGGAATGTGCTCTCACCTCGCGCTGAGAAGTTTCCAGTGCGGAAGAGATGAGCCACCCACGTATCAGTTATCGTGACCATCTTGCCGCCTGACAGCCACGCCTTGAGGGCTAGTTCGCAGCCGTACTGCCCCCAGCCCGCCTGCCCGCCGTGCCCCTCATCCATGCCACCAAGTTCCCAGAACCGCTCTCGCTCCATCATGAAGCAGCAGCCGATACAGGTCATGGTTTCAACAACCCCTGACTTCATCTGTTCTTGGACTTCTGGTTGCTTCCGGTGGTCATTCCAATATTGGAAGTGAAGTTCGTTGTCCAGTCGCCATGAAACTGTTTGACCAGCCTTCCACTTCGGTTCCCATCTCAAGAGCTTATACCAGCTGTTCGCATCACACGTTGGGCACTTCTCTGGCTGACTACCCTGGTACTCGCAATGCCCGCACTCATTGCACGCCCAGTCGAAAGCATGCAAGCGATACATGGCTGGGGTGGCGGTGAAATCAGGCTCCATCCTATTCATCATCTTCACGTCGAACCCGTCATCCATGTGGCAATGGGCGTCCAGCTTAAGAATATACTTTGCGCGACTCATGGACGCGCCAAGGTTCGTGGCTGCTCTTTGTCCAATAGCTTCTGTCGTCTTGACCACCTTCACTCGAGGATGGTCTTGGATTCCCCGGTTAGGCGGCCAACCACCGTCCAAAATACAAATAACCTCTGTATCGGCGTGGGCATGAGCCAGCACGTCCTCGACGGTCTGGGCGTGAAATTCCTCATTGCGCCCCGCAACGATTACGCTTAGGTCTTTGGCAAATCCTGACATTCCTGTTTCCTTTGACGATTCCACCAGTAATTGTTCTTGCTTTTGCGCGACAGACTGTGAAACAGCCCGTGCTCATCATGGTCGACATCCCCACAAAACCGCCCAGTCGGGAAGACATACAGCGTTGGACCTTCTACGGACGATACACCCGTCTTCTCGCTGTACTCCTTCCACTTGGCGTAGAAACCACTGTCTTCGCCTTGTGGGTACGGCTTGCCAATCAAGTCTTCCCGATATCCGCCCAGTTCCCAGAACAGATTCTTCTTCATCGCAAAACTGTTCTGGTGCGATTCGATTCGGGAGCGCTCACCGATTAGCCCCCAGTCCTTCAGTGTTTGGCGGTCAGTGTGCAGTTCACCATTCTCGTCCAGGACTCCGAAGCGCCGTTGGAAGTGAATGCGGGGCGCATCCTGAGCCACAACAAAGTCTAGCAGTTCGCGGGTGATAATGTGGTCCAGGTCGAACATCAGCAGGTATTCGCCCTTGGCTAGCCTCGCGCCGGCATTCCTGGCTGGTGCCCACGTCCAGGGGCGGGTATCGTGCGTCTGATGAATGGTTACTGGCAGATTGGAAGTATTCTCTAGGGGAGGTTCACTTCCATCGTCGACAATGATTACCTCCGTGCCCTCTGGTAAGCCAATGCGCTCCAGGTGAAGCAGCTGCCTGTGCAGTGCCTGGTGGCTGTTGAGTACGGGCACGACCAAACTTAACCGCATTGAGAAGCCCTTTTTGCTTGCAGGATAACCTTCTTCTCGGCATTGCTTTTGCGCGCATGACAATTAGGGCACAATGTCTGTAGGTTTTCCAAATCTAAGTACAGTTCTGGATATAGAGCCTTTGGCTTTATGTGGTCTACGCACATAATGTCTTCATCTCTCAGGCCACAGCGCTGGCACGTATATTCATCACGCTTCAGAGCTTTGCGCCTCCAGTACGACATCCCTCCACCCTTCCAGTTGGCCGACGCTTCGTCAGTCCTGTTCGGGAAGTGCCGGTGATGTTTATTTTCAATGGCGATGCTCCTATGCTTTGCCTTTGTTTCGGTAGAACTTTTAAGACCAAACGTCGGTCCCTTGAAGCCGCGAGCGAGCTTAGCCTCACGAATCTTTCGATTGCGTTCGCTGGAGTATTTGTACCCTCGCGGCGTACCACTCTTTGCTCTGTCCTGCTCGCAGAACCGATACCTGTTTGGAACTGGGTGGTGTCCGCGAATGAATCGGAGCGACTGTCCCTTAATATGGCCACGGCGCTTATCTGTGTTTTTTGCGATTGGCGCAGGCTTTCCGCACCCACATTCACACAATTTACCAATTGATAGCCGCTTCATGCCCGCTCTGTTCCCTTCTCCCAGAAGGCACACGGGTTGGCGTCCCTAGTGACGTACCACGGGTCAATGCGGTGCGCTGAAGTGTAAGCGTCCACTGCTTTCATCACACCGCCGCGCCACACTACACAGTAGTCGTGCAGCACAATCATTCCGCCACTACGCACCTTGGGCGCCCAACAGATTAAGTCTTGCATAACAGGGTCGAATTCGTGGTCCCCGTCAATGTAGAGGAAGTCAATCGAGCCATCTTCGAAGCTACCAACAACATCCAGGCTAGCTGCGCGGATAATGTCTGCATTGTAAGGCTTCAATCTTTCGACCGCCCCAGCGTAGATAGAATCCTGTAGCCTCTGGGATTGTCTAGCGGCATACGTTGCATACGGGTCAATGCACGTCAAATGCAAACCAGGGGCACGCTTGAGCCACATTACTGACGACTCTGCGCGATGCGTACCGATTTCCACTCCTTCCCGATACCCCAAGTCGCCAAGCATCCTAGCTAGCGACTGCCTTCCGTGGTCTCCAGCCGGACCCCAATTGGCTCGGTGGATAGCAGCGGACGGGAGATTGTCCCTGTCCGCCCTGCCAACGAAATTGAAGCGTCTTGCCAGTGCCTCTTGAAACTGCATAGCCCATCCTTATTGAGTAGCTGTAGCCGTCGCTGTTGCGGTGCTTGAAAGCGTGCTGCTGGAAGTTGCTGTCGGTGTTGCAGTCTTCGTCGATGTCGATGTCGAGGTAGCTGAACCCGTAGAAGTAGCCGAAGCACTGAATGTACCAGAAGCGGTATCTGACCCAGAGATCGACTGTGTGCTGGTACTCGTGCTGCTGCCTGTCGAGGTAGACGTAGCAGTTGGAGTTGCCGTGGAAGTGGACGACGATGTTGCTGTAGCCGAAGCTGTCGATGTACCAGTAGCCGTCGCGGAACTGGAAGTCTCGTCAGCTACTTCCTGTGTCCCGATTTCCGTCTCGAACCAGACAACGTACTGACTCTTCATTACGTTGCGAACAGCATCTACTGAGGCAGATTTCCTAATCGTCCATTTTATAGGACGGTCTGCTTCCACCGTGCTGTTGTACACACTGTAGAGCTTTTCGATGATGGCGAAGGCAATCTTGCGAATGTCTCCGGTAGCCGCATCTGCCTCGGCTGCAGTCAACTCTGGAAAGGTCGCAATCGGCACGGTAATGTCCGTGCCGTTTTCCGACCAGCTTGCCAGCCATGTGGTTGGCGTTTTATCAAAAGCCATGGACTGAACCTTCCTTTACTGAGTTGCTGTAGCCGTTGCGGTGGACGAAGATGTGCCAGTTGCAGATACCGAAGTCGTGCTCGTTCCAGTGGACGTTGCTGTTGCAGTGGAAGTTCTGGATGCCGAAGCACTGAACGTTCCAGAAGCCGTATCCGAACCGGATATCGACTGCGTACTACTGCTCGTTGCAGTGGCTGTGGCAGTAGAAGTCGAAGTTCCAGTGGCAGTCACGGACGATGTAGACGTTGCACTGGACGTAGCTGTTGCGGTGGCTGTAGCTACCGCCGCGCCGGTCCGCACAAGCACTTCCCAGCGATACGTGGTTGCTGTCCGTGATACGGAAATCAGCGACACGCTATCCCCAGCATCTGCAAATACAACGGTCGTAGTCAGTGCTACGTTCAATCCGTTTGCCGAAGTGACCGTAATAGCACCACCGCCATCGGTGAGAAGGCGTAAAACCGCGCGTATCCCAGGCTTGGTTGGATTGGCAAGTGTGCGAGTTTCAGCGGACGCGCCACTGGTCAGTTCGCATACCTGGAGATCCGCGTTGGCAAGAATGGTGCCGCCGTTACCAGGGTCGGTAATTAGCTTCGGACCCCTATAAAGGTCGTGCAAAATACGATGAGGTGAAATACTCAAGGAACATTTCCTTTCGGAAAAGAGGAATAGGGTTAAATACCCAGATATTAAGCGAGTGCTACACTCCCAGTGTTTACGTCGATTTCCCACCTGTAACCAGTGGTATGAGTGACAGACACCAAGGACAGCAGGTCGCCAGCGTCAGCGAAGGTAGCCTGAGTGTTGCCGGTCACGTTCAGACCGTTCGCCGCAGTAACAACTGCATCCCCGCCACCATCAGTATGCAGGCGCAGAACAAATCGCAGCCCCGCCTTGGTTGGATTAGCGAGTGTGCGAGTTTCGCCAGAACCGCCAGTCGTCATCTCGCAGATTTTCAAGTCTTCTGTGACGCGAATGGTTTTCGTATTGCCTGGGTCCGCCATTTGTTTTGCGGCTCTATACAGGTCGTAGTGGATTCGATGTGACATTTCAGCATTCCTTTTGGAAAAGGGGAGGAACAGGCTTGCGCCCGAAGTAACAAAGGTCTAGTAAGGTGAATTAACCATCAGGGTGGCTTCAATTGAACCCGCCCCGGCATTGCCACCTTGAGCAATGACAACTTTAATGCGTTCGTCTTTAATCGGTATGAATTCGGTGCCAGCAGAACCCGCTGCGGCGTCCGCTACTGCATTGTTCAGTGCGCGAGGGTAGTAAAACACATTGTCGGTGCCAGCGTTTGTTACCGTCAAAATCGGCACTCCACTAGCCTCTCCGGTAATCGTCAAGTCTGCCCCGGTTGCCAGCGTTCCTGGGGTGTACTTCAGCATTACCAGGAAACCGTTAACCCCTCTGCTCTGCGCGTGCGAAATGTAAACGGTCGCATCGCCGCTGGCGTCTGTAAGAATGTCAACCTTGGCTGATGAAAACATAGTATTGGTCTCTTCCTAGTGAGCTATAGACTCGTGCCATCCAGCGTTAATCCACCCATTCGCTGCTCTCGCAGTCGGTACGCATAATCTACCACACCAAAACCGCCGCGTCCAAAGCGTGAGCCGTCTGGTCCTAAACTCGTAGGGCTAGAACGCTCTTGGTCCTCACGAATCGCCAGACCAATCAATTCCATGAACCGCTTCTCGTGAACGTGTTCTCTCTCTTCGAAGTTGTGCTCAGCAGCTGCCAAGCACGCTTCCAAGATAACCTGGCTCAGAACCTCTCCGCCAATTGCATAGAGGTTTGTATCGTCAATCAGCACTGGTCTCAGAATCATCGGCACCCTGAGCGTGTAGGCTTGGTCTGGTGCTGGGTATAGCGCCAGTACCTTGCGACTGCCGACTGTTGCATCGAACGTCACCGTTCTGACCGAATAGTACACTGGTCGGTCAAACTCTGGATTGTTGCCCTCGAGCTGGCGAATCAACGAGTCGTGCCGCCATCTCACTGGCGGATACCAGTAGTCGGGACTTGGATAGTAGGTCAAGTCGCTATCATTCGCCACCGAGTCGAACGCAGCGTCCAGTGGTATTTCCGGTCTGGCTAGCTGATAGCTTGCGGCAGAGGAAACGGTTGCTGATGTCGAATCCAGAGTGATTTGTGTGTCACTGTCTCGGCTGGATACCGAGTAATACTGGTTGCTAACCTGCAGCGTGCCATCTGCAGCCCATGACGGGAACGTCCCTCCTGAGAGCGTTACCACCCCTGACGCTACCGTGATAGTTCCAGTGGCGTAAGGCGCTGTAGTGGTCACGTCAGCCACGGGTCGCAGGAAAGACCATGCGTGCGCAGTGTACACCCGGTACAGCCCATCATGCACACAGTCGTTGATGTCGTCCTCTTGGTCTGTCGAGAACCCACTGCGAATGCCAAACAAGTAATGCCCCACTCGCTGCCCTAGCGTTGAGGAGCTTGCATCGACAACGCCACTTGATGCTGTATCCGTTTGGTCGATTACATCGGTTGTCTGCAAGGCTTCGGTGAAACTGCTCGGCTGAGCCGTACCCGAAAACAATACAAACGTTGCGTCTGGATCTGCTGTTAAGTCAGCATTGTCAGAGTCCAGTGTGGCTGAGTATCTGCCTAAATTGGGCGCACTAGCTTCCGTAGCTAAGACTCGATATGTCGTCCAGTCAGCTAGCGAACGGCTAATCGGGAACCAGTACAGAGTCTGCCCCGTTGTGTAGGTCGAGATTACCGCTTTTGTGGTCATAGCTTCCCTCTCACCCGACAACACTAAAAACCAGCGTAGCTTGGGGGCGAGCCAGTGCCCGCCCCCACTCTACAGACTGTTACACGTACTGAGCGCAGGCGTACCAATCCACTGTCGGCGTCATTGCGGTTGTGCCATCGACTTGCATGGTTGCAAGCATCGGCGCCATGAAGTCGTTCGGCCACGGAGTTGCACCCGTTACCGAAGCAGCCACGCGAGAGGCAGTCACTTCCGCACCATCCACAAACAGCGAGACAGTCTTAGTCCGTCCCGAGTAGCGGAAGCCCAGCTTGATGTAGGTGTCCGCAACAAGGGTAGCCACGTCGGTCTTGTATGCGGTCGTACCACTGGCACGCTCGTAAGCAAAATCAACTTTGTCACCGTCACCAGAGAGCTTATGGAAGCCCAACAGGCTCACTGTAGTCGCCAACGTGTCGGCGGTCGCAGTAATAGGAACATTTTGAGCTGCTGGAGCAACTCCAGCTGCACCAGCCAAGCCGATGAAGATATCCCCGATACTGTTGGAGATAGTGTTCACCTTCAAACGGCACTCGAACGCCAAGTCCTTGCTCATGCCAGGAATGACCGCAAACGGGAACGACCCAAACGGAGTCAGTTCGTGACCGCCCCATTGCAAGGAGATTTGGTCATTGTCCGTAATGCCCGAAGCCGGTTGGAAGATAACCGCCCCAATGCTTGTTGGTGCGACACTAGCCGGAGTCGGCGTCAAAGCCACGTTCGTCAGCAAAGTGCTGGCGGTCTGGTAGGAGATGTAGCGGTTCACCCCACTGTAGTACGAACCAGTATTCGTACTGAGCGTGCCGCCAAATCCCACAAAGTCATCGAACACGCCGATGGCTGGATTCCCAGATGGAGACGTGAACGGTCCCGAAGTCAGCGGAGGCGCAAGCCCACGCCACAACTTCGGAGAGTACAGTCGGTCACCATGAAGTTCACTAAAAGTAAGCATTGCCATTTCAAATCCTTTGCCGCATTAGAATGTTTGCGGCTGTTACAGTAATCACCGAAACAAGGGGCGTTTTGTTTTACGTCACCGCCCCCATACGACGTTTTCTTGAGCCTCAGATTTGTCCACAATTGTGGACAAAACCTTAAGCGGTTTCAGTTACAGTGCTTGTGCAATATCCACGGAAGTTACCGCGGCGATTGAAGCACACCATCTGCACTGCATCGTCCATGCAGCGAACGCGAACGTTGCTCATTTCAGGATGCTGGAACGCCTTTCGCTTGCGCATCTGGCGACCGGCAGCGTAGTAGGCTCGGAAGGTAGCCCAGTTAACGCCCAGGATGATACCGTCCGTGCGAGCATTTTCGCTGGCAGCATTAGTCCAGGCTGGAACCCAGTTGAGCGGAACACCACGGACATAAACCGTGCCGCTGTGCGCCGCCATGTCGTCACCGATGTTATCGTTGCCCAGTTGGAGCAGACGGCGTGCAGCGGCTAAACGGCTGTGGGTGGTCAGCAGTTCCCAGTCGTGACGCTTCTGGTCCACGATGTCAGGGCGCTGAACAGGAGGAGTGAACTGGCACAGGTCCATCGAGTTGATGACCTTCTCCACAAAATCGTCCCGGTCCACATTGGTGTAGGGGAACGTTCGGTTCCTCCACTGTGCGTAAACCGTGGGGTCGATTCCACCAACACCAGTCGAGCCCCAACCAACCGGAGCGTAGCCGTCGAACCCTTCTTCCGAATTGTTCTCGGTCGTGCTGTCGTCCGTAGCGGTGATCCACCACAACAGAGAAGCGACCGTGAACGGGGATTCAGTCGGTCCGGCTGGTCCAGGTCCGAAAATCAAGTCTTCCATTCCTGTGTAGAACGAAGTCATCAAATCCCGCTCCATGGATTCGATGTAGTCGTAAATCTGCCGACCACCAGTCTGGAAGATTTCCTCGTCGATGTCGTAGTGGTAGTTGTTGGTCGTCAACGCCCACTTCAACTCGCCTTCACTGAGGACGTTCACCCGAGTCGATGAATCTCGGTGATACAGTCCGACCGGCTGGAAGTTGTCGTTGGTGTTAACCTTGACCTTCCACTTACACTGCGAAGTGCTCATCGTGTCCTTCTTCAGATTTCCGCTGAAAAGGCGCGATGCGTACTTGTACTCTTGCAGCGGCAGGGAGATATCCTGCGCGGCAAGCCGGTCTTCTCCAGCGAATTTATCGTGGATACTGGCTACGAAATCATCAATTTGCTCAATGCCTAGTGCCATGATGCACTTTCCTTATATGGTTATGACCTGCTCAATTCCTTGTAGAGCCGGTCCGCTTCGTCACGAGGGTCATCCCGTGGCGGCAGCGGCTTGGTGGGACTGCCACCTTGTCGCATGTTGCTCTGTTTGGAAATTTTGCTGGTCCGTTTTTTTAGTTCCTTCTTGCCGAGTTCCTCCGAAAAGAGGGACCGAGCAATCCGGCTGATAATTGCGTCATTCATTGCTGCTGGGCGACCCAGTGCTTCGCGACCTTTTAGGTAGGTTTCAACCTCTACAAATAGGTCTTCTCGGCGCTGCTTCTCCTGAGCAGTTTCCTTGTCCGTCGCACCGAACAAATCGGGGTGACCAAGGGAATCAACCAAGCTGTCAAAGTGCCGCTCTTTAGCAACGACCCTCTGCTCTGCAAAGTATGCTTCCAATGCCTCCAAACGAGAATCGAAGTGGTCGCGCAGTCCGGTTGCGAGTTTTTTCACACCCGACGCGATGTCCTCGTCCCATATATCCTCGTTTTCCAGTGCAACCTGATACCGTCCATCCTGCGGAGCTGCCTCCTTGGGTGGTTCAGCTTTCGGTGCTTCCTGTTTGACAAACTTGCCTTTCTCGTCACGAGTAGGACTTGCGTCACTTTCCGCCAATGCCTTGCGACCGGCTTCTAGTGCAGTCTTGTCAAATAGGCGTAATGCCCGGTCAAGCTCCTCGCGACTGGTGAAGTCGGCTATTTCCGATTCTTCAAGTCCATACGCGGCTGCCTCGGCTTTCACGTCATCAGTCAGCCACTCAGTGGCTTCTGGCGTGTCGCCGGTATCCTCGCCCTCCAGGGCGGTGTCACTGCCGGACTTATCCTCGGCAGGTGTTTCTTTTGTTTTGGCGGCTGGTTGTGGAAGACCAGCTTGTTCGTTGGTAATCTGCGCATCAGACTTAGTTTCAGGCTCGCCCTTGCGCTCCTGCTCTACTTCCTTAGCCACTTGCTCAGCAAAAGCCTTGATTTCGTCCGTGCTGGTGGTTGCATTGATGTCTTGTAGGTCTGAGACTGCCATTGAATCGTTCTCCGTGTGTTGTGCTTTACTTGCTTTGAATCGCCCTAATGATCGCCAAATCCGCCATCAATATCGTGGTGTTTCATTCCTCGCATCTCTTCGTAAAGCTTCATCAGTTGATTGCGACCACGGCGACTTGTGATGCGAGCCTGTCCGTTGTCCAAAATGGAAACCCCAGGGATCTTCTCTTTTTCAAGTGTTTTTCTCATTTCCGGTACTTGGCTTCTCATAACACCCAGCGCTTCGGAAATCAGCGGGTCGTGTTCGGTGTACGTGTTAGCTGACATCGGTGGCGCTTCGAGCCAGTCTTTCTTCCTTGGAAGCAATTTGTCTAACTCTTCCTGAGTGACTACCTTGCCGTTGTACTTCTGGACTATTCCGCTCATCATTCACGTCCATCAATCGCGTTATGAATTACCAGCATTTCCGAATACTCTTCGCCTGTCTCTGGGTCAACGAATTGAACTTCTGGCTCACACAGGCAGGCTGTGTCTTCCGTGTGTTCAATCCAGTCCTCTATCGGGAGTACGTGAACGGTCACGTCACCGCACCCCCTGCAATGAAACTAGCTTCCAAACACACTTCCACATCATCCATTTGCTCGGCAACCTTGACGCCGGCTGTTAGCGAATCCGCTTTAACCGCCCTCCAGCTAACGCTTCTGTCTGCATCGCTCAACCTAACGCGGACGTAGACGGTCACTTGCGATTCTCCATCCTTCGGTACGTCGGTCATGCGGGTGCCCTTTCCATAGCTGCTTGTTGCTGTCCGTTGGTACTTGAGGACTGCCCTGCCATGAGGTCGCGAATCAAGGAATTGCTGCGCGATTGCTCGGTGCCGCCAGTCGAAATATTTTTGCGGATGTTAGTTCGTGTCGTGTTCGGGCTCTGTCTGACTGTATTCTGGTCTCCACCGAGCATCTCAGCGGGAGTCGCAAACGTAATCAACTGCGTAATTTCCGGCTTATTCAACAGACGTGCCATCTCTTCCACTAAAACCTGGACGTTGAGGCTAGCTCCCGACGCCTGGAACATAGGCCAGAGCGGGGCAATCTCACGTAGCACCTGGAAATACTCCTGAAGGTGCTGCTGGGGAGTTTTGAAGACCATCGAGTACGGTTCGACCCGAAAATCGTAGTCATCGAACTCACCCATGCGGTAGTCGGGTGACCAGTCAGAGGTGACTTGAATCCCGCTGTTGCCCACTGGCATTGAAGTGTGCAGTTCAAGCGTCTGGTCCTCCCACATCAACCTCCCCAGGTCCAAGATGCAATCAGCCGCGAAGTTCACCACACCCATCCGCATGTCAGCCACGTTCTTGGATAGCTGACCGTGAATCAACTCCTCTTGCCCCACTGTCCCAGCTTGCGCTCCAAGTCCGCCCATCGCTTGAAGGTTACCAGCGAAACGGTCGTATTCCGTTTGAATGAACGTAGCCATCGCCATGTCGCGCTGGTCAATACCGCCAACTTCAACCTGCTTAATATCCGCAGGATTAGTCATCCTTTGCCACGAATTGCGCTCTGCCGTCTGAATTCGCTTCGCATCATCCTCCTTGCCAGGCGGATACACGTTCACCAATCGGTGCGCGTCGGAATCATCCTCCATCCTGCGATGCAGCCTGTTCTGTAGGTCGTGCATTCCCTTCAGATTGATTGCAGGTGACGTTGGGATTACGTTGTCTGGAGTATCTCCCAGGGAGAGGAACTTGTACGGTCCCGCCTGAGAGCCAGTCCATTCGCGCTCAATCAGAGGTTCCAGGTCAACTTGGTCACATGCCATCGTCACGACTGAATTGTTCTCAGCCACCCAAATATCCATGAGCCAAATCATGTCTTTCAGGTCGTCGTCTTGGGCGCTGCCGTACTCCGAAGCAATGTCTCGAGCTGCGCCTGTGCTGTCGTGGTGTTCTCTCCCGGTTGGCTTGAGCTTGTCCTTAGCCTTCTTCGAATAGCCGGGCTCGTCCATCACCTTTTCGTAGTCGGCGCGGTAGCGATGCCCGCAATAGCGCATCTTCGAAAGCTCTTTGGCTGGCATGTCTAAGATGAGGTCGTCCAGCGAAACCCGATTGAGCCACGGTTCACCTGGATCCAACCACACGTCCTCCTCAGACTCTAGTAAGCCGTGGAAGCGGGTACTGGTGTCTCGCATCATCACCACGCCACAACCCAGACAGAAGAAGGCGTCTGTGACAATCTGCCGGAACGTCTTGTCCAGGGTCATGTCGCTAATCAGCTTGTTCAGGTTCACTTCGAACCTGCGAGCGAAGGCGATGTTTTCAGTCCGTGGGGTGGAGACTAAGACTTGCGGGTTGTTCGCTGCCAGGGCAATCGTGTAGATACGGGCAGTCTGATTGATGAGATTAACGAGGACTCTTTCGTTCTCGCTGTCTCTTCCACCTGGATACCACGAGCCAACATAGTCTTTGATTAGTTCTTTCCGTACCCGACGAAATGGCTCAAGTGCGTCTCGTGACGACCTGATAGCCTTCTGCAGCCTTGCTCGTCGTTCGGGATTGGAGAGGTCAATCATCTAGCAGCCTAAAAAAGAAAAGGGGGCCGAAACGCTTTTTCAGCGTCGCGACCCCTCTAAGGCTGCGAATGTTAGAGGCATTCTGGACGGTAGCTACTCCGTCTTATGCCCTTATTGTTGTCGGACGCCTTACGCGCCGGCCCCTTGTTTCTTGGTCGTTTTTGCTTCCGTTGGTTCTGATTTCTCGTTTGCGAACCATGTGGTTCGTGCGCGGGCAAGGTTATCCAATGCCTGCGTGTACTTCAGCGCTTCATCGCCAGTGTTGTTCGTGCGTAGCCGCTCCAACACGACTTTCATCTTCTCTTCAAACAGTTCTTCCATCGTTCTCTCCCTCCAGGTTTTACCGCTGGAATAGATTGTTTTAGCGTCCAATAATGTCCCTAATCCCGAACTTCGGGCTACCCGTTTTCACGTTCCGGCGCTCTTGCTGCTCTCGCCATAAAAACGAGCCGTACTCTGGATTCTGACCGTTTTCCACGTCTGTGTCAATCTTACGGGTTGCATTATCGGTGCTAAAGACCTTCCAACAGCCTGCCATTGCTATAGCGCGGTCGGCGTGATTCTTGTCAGCCGCCCCCTTGTTTTTCGACGGTGCGTGAATGATTTTGGTGCCGTCCCACTCATATTCAGAACACTCGACAATCATTTCCTCGGAACGCGGAACGAACTTCCCAGTCTCCATCGCCAGCGCCATTTGCTCAAAATCGTCCGCTTTGTCTGCGTCACGGCACGGCCAGCCAGGCTTGCGGCTTTTCTTCTGGGAACCGAGCTGGTTTACGTCCCGATAGAACACGGAACCATAATAAAGAACTTCCATGATTTCCTTAGCAAAACCACCAGACACCCCGGAATCCTCCCAGCCAAGCAGTGCGTTTCTAAGCCACATGCACAGCCCAACCACCCGGCGTGCAAACGGTCGTGGCTCGAGTCCCTTGACCGTGTACTCCAAGACTTGCTCCCCGGTTCTGTCGTCCAGCGCCGTTATGACCGAGTTTGAGGAATACGCCCCAACTCCACCCGAAGCGATGTCGCATCCCGCGGTGAACGGTCCCAGCGGCGGTGAGTTGTCGATGCCCGGCTTGAACCACAGTTTCAGCAAGCCGTCATCCCTGGGAATCAATCCCGTTAGTTTGCAGGTTTCTGAGTCAAATACTGGATTGCCCACCCAAACTGGACCCTTGCAGTGCTCTCGCTTCATGCGGTCCAAGAGGTCTGATGCGAAAACTTTACCTACTGCTCCGCGAGGGTTGCGGTCGAGCTGCGAAGCTATCAGTCGCGGGGTGGCTGTCGGGCGCAAACATCGAGAGTCGTACCACGGACTGCGAACAACCACTTCAAATTTAAATCCTTTTCTTTCCAGTCGGGATCGCAGGTCAGGGTGTTTTCGGTGGTATTCCGTGACCGCCGCTTGATCTTCCGGCTTTATGGCAACCGCGATTCCCTCTCGCACAATGTAAGAGTGCTTGCTTTGAGCGGGGTGGTCTTTCCAGTCCAGTATAAGATGAATACCGTTCTTTTTCGTGTCTGGGTTTTCGCAGGCTTCGTGAAAGACACCTGCATCCACGTAACGAGCAGAGACCATGCGAATGCAGTTGGACACGTCTTGAATAGACTCCTGAACCGCTTCGTCTTTGCCACCTGAAACGAAGTCTCTCGCGCCAGCTTCGTCCACTGTGAACACAGTCGTACGGCCACCGGCTGCCACGTCTTGCCCTGCAGAGTATCCTCGCAATAACGAACCGTTGTCGTTGTTAATGAAAGTGTGCTGACCAAGATGCCGTTCGTAATTGGGCTTCATCCAGAAAGGCAATCGCTCAATCGCCCATGCCACTTTCCACAGCACCGTCGATGAGTCGCTCTTTGAATCAATCGAATCTTCATTTTTCGTAACAAAACCTGCTGAAAACATTGGATCGCGCAGCCAGCGCCGAAGGTCGACCCAAAGATATCCAAAAGATCCACCTTGAGCCCGACTTTTGTCCAGGATCACGTCGACCGATCGTTCTTCACGTTCGGCAGTGCTTATGGCTTCATCCATCGCCACGAACACAGCTTGTTGATGTGGATAGGGTACAAATGGAACGATCTTGAAGCGGGCTCGCGGGTCGTATCCCCAACAGGCAAATGCCATCCAGAAACAAAGATCACTCATGCACGCTTGATATAGCGAGTCTCGAAACCGCTTATCAGCCAATGCACGCTCGCGGCAACGAATGCGCCAACGGAGATTCTCAATTGGGTCTTTTGGGACTAAATCAAAAAAAGGAGAGGTCATGCAGCAATTGTGCTGCATGACCTCTTAACAGTCAATCACGACCGGCTTGCCGATACTCACCACGCCAGAGCTCGACTCACCTTGCCCGACCGTGCCACTCCAGACCCCGACGCGACCGCCAGGACTAGGCCCGCCTAAGCGTACCCCGCCCCGCCTGTCCGCGACCTGACGAATCTTGACCGCCTCACCGGCCCCAGACCCGCCGCGACGTACCATACCCAGCCTCTCGTCACCATGACCGCCACGCGCAGCCTAGCTTTGACAAACCGCCCGGACAGACCGCAACGGACCGAACCTCTCCAAGACCCGACTCGACCGCCCCGCCTCGCCTTTCCTCACATGACTAGTCAGGACATACCGCGACCGCCAGTGCCATGACTCGCCTGAACTAGCGCAGCCTTTCCTCACCTCGACCGCCCAACCATACCCCGACGCGCCTGGACTCGCCCAAACGCACCGCACCTCGACGCGACCGCCGCAACATTCCATGCTCCGACCCGCCGTGCCGAACCGTACCCCGACCGCCAAACCCGGGCTCGCAACACCCCGCCCCGACCAGCTTTACCGGACCCAACCGGGACCGCCACGCCAAGCCGCGACATACCATATGGTGCCGTGCCCAACCATTCCATGACCGCCCGGACATGACTCGCCGGACCGTGACTTATGTTGCCATACCTCTCCGCGACCAATTGACAGTTAGGCAACCAGTTCTCCCTTTCCTCTAACTTTAACTTCCTGTTGGAACCAGCCTAAAAGTTCTTCAGTGTCACTGTCGAAGCAGACGGGAGTCTTGATCGCAGCGTCTTGCTGCTTCAACCCGCCATTTTTGATAATGTCCTTACAATCGGCTTCGGTGACGACCTCGTAGCAGCCAAAATCGCCTTTGCCTTTTTCTTGACGAAAATCACCTACTCCGATGATAATTCCGCCGTTGGCAAGCAATTGCATAATAGCCTGCTCAGACATCTGCGGCTTGACGTACTGAACGGTAACAGGCATGCACCACTCGCGCAAGATCGCTCGCGTCCGAACGTCGGGCGTCCGAGCCATGTCCGCCGAACGAACAATAGCCATGAATAATTCTGGTATTCCGTAGACATCCAGTGAATAACCAGCCACACGAACCAAACGACCAATCTGCGTTTTGTTCGTGCCTTTCGTCTCCAGCGCGGCAGTAGCCATAGAACCCTTCACTGCGGGCGCAGGAAACACTACTCGTGTAGGTCCAACACCAGATCGCACATTCATGCTGTCTCGGAACTCAGCTACCGGATCATGCTTCAGCGATTGCTGCTTTTCCGCCGTCGACTTTCGTCCCTTCGGAAGCAACAGCTCGCGCCGTGCCTTTGCCGCCAATCGATTACAGATCAGCGGCGTGATACCACGCAGCCAGACTTGCATACTGCCAACTCGTAGTGGTTCAACTTCAATCGCTTCCAAAACACCAGATGCTTTTGCCATAATGGCTTCTCCTTAATTGCGGGGTGAAACACCCCTGTTGTGTAGGAGTCTGGAGAAACACTCTCCAAACCAAAAACCTTCTCTCTCTGACCGCCTTGTCGGACCAATACGGGCCACTCCAATCCCCGCCTCGACCGCCTTTCCAGGACGCACCACTTCGCACCAAGCCTTGACCCACTTTGACCGCCCAACCGGAACGAGCCCCGACTCGCCGCAGCACGCCATTCCTAACCGCGACCGCCGAACCCAACCTGGACCGACCCAACCAGAGCACTCCGCACCCCGCACGGACTCGACCGCCTCGACTCGACTCGCAAGAGCGCACCTAGCCCGACCTCTCCATGACCGCCCAAGCATACCGAAACCTGAAACACCACGCCGAACCACGCCCCGACATTCCTTGACCAATGAATCAATCCTCTAGCTCAGCCTTCAGCGTAGCCACCAGTTCGCGAATCGCTTTCAACTGAACAACAACGTCAGCGCCAACAATGTTCGTTTTCGACAACGCTATCCCGTATGCCCGAGAAGCATTCCCAAGCAACATGGCAACCTCCGCTAGAACAACCGCAGACGCCTGAGCCTTGCTGCGAATCTTTGGTAGTGACACGAATGTTGCATCTTCGTCGCCAGATGGAACGTACATGCAAACCCTGCTGCCTACGTCTTCCACTCGCACTTCAAACTTGCACGAGCGAATCAACTCACGGGCTTGATCCCGCCACCGTTCGGCAGCCGCTTGGTCGATGTCCCAAGTGAAATCAGAGTGACACGGATGTTCAGGATCGCGAGCGGCTTCAATCAAATCCAGTGGGTCGATTTTACCGCCAGACTCGAGCGACCGAATTGCCGCCTCTTTATCTGCCCATTTCACTCTTGCTTTTTCAACAATAGCCATCGCATCACTCCAATAAAAAACCGCCGAATCACTGCGTTGGCTCCCGGAAAGAAACGCACAGTAAATCGACGGTTTGTATTGTTGAGTCTTTTCCGGGAGCCAACACTTAATACTTTATACAGCTTGCTACTGTGGGTCAATAGGAAAGTGCGAAGAATCTGAAAACCCTGGTGGAACTGCGTCTATTTCCTCTTGCAGCCTAGCACACTCGCTCTTGTCCCACCACTTCAACGAAATCCGCCGTACTTCTCTCAGGCACTTGTCTACGTCCGAGAATCCTATCAGTCCACCATGATGGGCTAGCGCTGCTATCTGCTCTAGGGCAGTGTGCATTTCCTCGGAATCGGCTTGGCTCACGTTCTGTCCGGCGTTTTCGCTCACCTTCCGTAACAAGTCCCGTATCTGCTCGAAGTATGCACCACACGCATCGGACGACAGCGGGCAGCGGTCACCAGCATTGTCCTCTGCTAGCTCCAGTGCTTCCTGGATGTATTCGTCGGCTTGGCTCATGTCCGCTCCAGTGCCTCTTTAACGCCCATCACCTTTAGCCGAGCTCGCAACGTAGACTCCTTCAGCCCATACAATTCCGCCCAATCTGCGATTGTCTTCCGCTGTCCCTCAAATTCGAAACCACAGCGACCGCATGTCGTGGCGTGACCTGAGCGTAAGTGCCCCAGTCGGTGAACTGACGGACTTCCGCCACAGGCACACTGGCATAAAAAGTGACGTTTGCCCCTGGATTCGACTTCCTTGATGATTTTGAGGTCGCCGTAGGTTTCTCCGGGTTTGATTTCTAATCGACGCATCTGTAACCAATCCCCGCTTCACGTAAAAGAGTTTCAGCCATTGCCAAATCCTCATGCCATTTTGATGGAACACTGCGTTTGGGGTAAGACACCACTTCTGTTATGCCTGCCTGAATTACTTCAACTGTACAGCGCACACACGGAGGACCGCCCCACACAATCCCCGATGAATCAGTAGCCGCGAGGTACAGCGTGCATCCCTTCACCGGCGTCCCAACTCTCGCAGCTGCTAAAATCGCGTTCATTTCCCCGTGGACCATCAGCTTTAGCTTTGTGTCTCGGTCGTTCAGGCGTTCGTCGCTATCGAGAATTCCGCGTGGGAAACCGTTGAATCCAGCCGACCTAATTTCCCCGTCAGGTCCGACTATTACAGCGCCAACTCGTGTGCTTGGGTCTTTCGACATCCTTGCATGGTCCTGACACAATCGCAAGAAATGATTGTCCCATCGTTCGCTCATTTTGGCTCCTGTTTCTGTTCCAATATCCCATCCAAGTAACCACGGCAGTATTATTCCACGTCAGTACATCCAGTGTAGAGCAGGTAAACGTCTCGTTCGCCTGCTTGTCCTTCCACGAATCCTCTGCGGTAGTCCGTGGTTTCTTCTTCGTAGCGATTTGGTTGGCTCATTACTCAGCACGACCGACAAATGCGACTGATGCCGGATTCATAAATATCGATGAGACTATCTCCCTCCGACGATCACAATCTGAGCCTTGGGCGTGTTCTTCCTCTAACGTGAGCCACGTCGTCCGAATGTAATAGCCACTGCCAAGATGATCGCATGCGTTCCGATAATCAACCGCGTCCAGCAAGCCGAACTTACTGCGATCCCGTTTGTGCAGGTACGCAAAACGCCTGAACTGTATGTTCCCGCCAATAATCCGTTCGCCACTTACCATAATAGCTCACCACCTTGGATAAACGTAAATCGGCTGCGTGCGATACCTACCGTAAGGTCCGTGGACATTGTTGATTGAGTCAGGGCTGTACCTGCTTCCGAAACGTGAATAGGGGTTCGACACGCTGTCAGCCCGATACCTGTTCTGACTCAGTTCCCCGAGATACGTCCCATCACTTGAGTACAGTCGGGGTGGATTCGTACTCCATCTCGCCGTGGGACTACCAAACCGTTCATAGCCTCCCCGGTAGTTGTAACTGTCTTGGGAGTAGCAGGGCGCTGCAAACAGAATCGCCATCAGGAACAGTAAACCTCTCATCTTCCACCTCATTCGTTGAATTCTGTGACACCGAACTTCCGCAACAAATTCCGGCAATCGACAAGATCGCCGCTAGAAACCTTTTTGTAGCCTTGCCGGAAGTTTTCGTCATCCCACAACTGCTCGCCGTGGGCTGCAAACCGCTTGAGCATATCCAGAAGCTCTGCTGTCATGTCTCGCAATACGTCCATCAAGTCTATGGAATCACTCCTCCTTAGAGTGTAGTACAGTGTTGGTGGAACCGTGGAATCGTCGCGAGTTAAACTCTCAACCATCCATCCACGGAGGACCATGTACTGCATTGCGTCCTGAGGGATGTTTTCAGCTCTCGTAACTCCATCATCGCTTTCGTTCACAATCACTCTCCCATTGTTTGACTAAGTGGGTGCCGATGGACTTGAACCACCGTGCGCCGCTGCCCGGTAGCGAATGTTTGTGCTTCGCGTCATGTCGCCTCGCATCAATTCGCTGATTCCGTTGAAACTGGCAACGTCGACCTCTAGCAGCCGTAGCGGACACTTCACCGCTCCTTGCACCCCAGTAATCTGAATCATAACCAACTTGCTGTTTTGGGTCAATGTGGTAAGATTAGTGTCGTTGTTTGAATTACCCCTTGTGCCGAGTCAAACCAATGAATAAGTACGACTTCGCCCTTGCTGTCCTGGTTATGTTTCTTGCCGTCTTTTTTGCGAGTTGCATGGCAGTGCTGATAGTGAAGCCCCTGTTTCCACGCGTGAACACGCCGCAACCCGTCGCCAGCTCACCAGATGCTGTGAGCGACCAACCCGTTACATGGTCCAAGGAAGAGACGCTTATCAGAGGCGCTGCCGATGCCCTTTTCGATGTCGACGCTTCAGCAGACTATAAGCGTGGATGGAGAGAGTGCTGTGAGTTCTTAATTACCCGAATGGAGAAACCCAATGACTGACTCGAGACCAATTTTCGAGCGACTACGTGACTACGACAAATGCCACGATGGAGACATTGACGAAGCAGCGGACATGCTCGACTTCTTTTTCGGTCAGATGCAAATGCACTCTCCGAAGATGGACGGACAGCACAGCTACCGCTTCCACAGCGGTTGGCCCATGACGCATTGTGTCGGACCAACCAAAGAGGATGGAATTAAAGCAGCAATCCAAGAAGTCAAACGCTCTAAAATTGAAATGGAAAGGGAACACCGATGACTTGGATATGCAAGTGTAATTACATGAACGATGGACCTGTGTGTACCAAGTGCGGAGGTAGCCAACCTATTGCATCCGCTTGTTCGGGCGCGGATGCCCGACTAGCGGACAAGGAAGCATCACCACAACAGAAGTCATTCGCGGAGTGGCGTGAAGAGTTTCGTGCCATTGGCGGTGATGGTTGGGACAATGTTGATGATGTCGAAGCGCTAATTGATGAGTTACGGGGACGCCTGCCATCTCGACCCGTGGAGGACGCAATCGCTGAACTAGACATGCGGCTCAGGACCGTTGAATCGAAACTGGATGAACCAAAACCAGCCGGGAACTCCGATGGGTCACTCGAATCTTTTGAGGCTTGGGTCGAATCAAATACTACCGAAGCGCTAGAGATGGATTGCCGGTTAAATTCATGGACTTCATGGGAAGATGCCCGCGCATACGACACTGCAATGCGGATAATCCAGCGCTACAAAAGCCACTCAGAACCAAAATCAGAAGAAACGCCGCCCATGATTCTCAACTGGGATACCTTGCGAGACCTACCAGACGACCTAGCCGAAGCAATCGAGCAGTGCAAGCTATCCATCATCCGCCATCGCGCAGACAACTGGCGATCAGTCTCACAGGAGACATTCATAGCAGTGTTTGGGGCGCTGGCAAAAATGGTAGCTGACTCTCCTAGCCACCGAACACAGGAATAAAGCAATGAAGACAGTGGTAGTTCAAATCGGAAATTCCGACAACAAGCTTACTCAGGGCGATTGGGCTAACTTCGCCGCGTCGATGAACCTAGTGGTTCGGAGCAATGTATATCGCGTCCACTTCTGCGGTGGGTCTGACTGGGACGCCCCGTGGCAGAACGCCTGCTGGGTCTGTGAGATTCTTGGCAATCAGGTTAATGAACTACAGGAAGCCATTACGAACTGCCGCAAGAGCTACAGCCAGGACTCGGTGGCTGTCGTTGTAGGCGATACTACGTTTATCTAGCGACTGGCGGGCTTTATGAGCCTATGAGTGCAGGGGTCATAATCCCGAATCGCACTTCGCCCGCGGCACAGGTTTCATCGGCTTGTCCTGGCAACAAGGACAGTAATGCGTCGGAGTATGGAATCTACCACGGCTAATAGTCTTCCAACCACAATGTTCCGCTGCGACTCGTAACCGTTGCGCAATGACAGTCGCCTCTCCAGCCTTAGAAACTGGCTCCAAGCCACATTCCCGACCGCATGTGTCGCAAGTCAACACCGCCGTAACACGTATGCTCACGATTCGCTCTCCTTCCCTAATGCAAGTATCGCAGCGCAAATAGCAAGTGCAGGGGTAGGGTACAAGGAAGTAACTGGGCTATCATCGCCTTCTATGCCCCATCCAGATTGTGGTGGATTCGACCATTGGCCAATTACCCAGCGGTCAAACAGCCCCACCTTCTCCGCAGCAGCAAACGCCCAGTTCAAATCCACAGAAGGACGAAACTCCTCAACAGAAACGCCATTTGAACCAATCCAGTCCAATGGGCGACATGCTTCAATCCGCCAGCCTATCGCCTCTGCTACCGCCCTATCCAACTCCACACCAGCTTTAATCTCTACCATCTGATTGCTCCCCTGCCTTCTCACCACGACCATGTTCATCAGCCATCGCCTTAGCCCAGACAGAAACAGCAAGTAGCAACCGATGAACGCCGTCGTACTCAGTCGACACCCTCAGCGCCGCTATCGCCATCTGTGCACCAGCCGCCCGCAACCTAGCGTTTTCCTCCGAAAGCATCCTGAACCTGTCTTCACCCATAGGTAAGTCGCCAATAGGGACATAACAATCGTTGGTCGGTCTAGGAATCATCCCTCTTCTCCCACAAAGCCCGTAACGTACTACAAATGGAATCGGGACGGATTCGAACCATCAACCGCGGATTACATGCCCCGCTGCTCTACCCCTGAGCTACCGACTCCATAAAGCATCATATCTGAACGGACCCCAGAAAGCAAGTCAATTATTCAACGGAGCCCATCTCTTGCAATGCACGCAAAACCGAGCCTTTCCACGTCCAGCCTTCGACCAGCGCAGCATCCACTCGAGACTTAAACTCGCTCGCGTCCAGTCGATGCGACTTGGCTAAGCTTTCTCCGCACGACTCCAGTTCTCGGCGATCTTTCGCAATGCGAATCACCTCAAGTCGCTCATGCTCTCGCTGCCATGAAGCATCCCGCTCCTTCATCGGAACTCGGTAATGCGGATTACAAGACCTAGCGGAAGAACGGTTAAATGACGGCCAGCTAACCGACTTCTCAAACGTCCACCCAAGCTTAACCAGCCGATAGTAAAGCACTGAAGACTTGAGACCATGCTTCTCCGCCCACTCCGACACACACTTGGTTTCGCCATCATGCGATACGAGATAATTGACCCGCTTATTCCTAGACTGCTCCTTCGATGTCGCCCACCGGCAATTGCCTGGCTCGTAGTTGCCGTCATTGTCAATGCGGTCAATGCTGTGCTTCACAGACGGACGTGGACCCATATCCTCAAAAAACTTCTCGAACGATTCCTTCCAGCGCTCACACACCGCAATCCCGCGACCTCCGTAATTGTGGTAGTTGCCCTCATTCTCGTTGCGGCAACGATTAAGCATTCCCTGCCAAATCCGATACTCCTCTCGATCCGAAAGACCATGCGTCCGCAAATTCGCACCAGCTACTTCATTAGCCAAGCACCCACACGACTTAGTGTTCCCGTTCCGAATCGTGTAAAGCCGATACTCCTTCACCACCCCACACTCACACCGGCACTCCACGCACCTCTGGCGATGACCACCAGAATACTTCGCGTCAACCTCGCGAATAACAGTCAGTCGCCCGTACTTGTCGCCAGCGGTAATCTGCATTGGTTTGCTCATGCTCCTAGTATAACATATATGCCTGTTACTTGCTAGGTGAGATGACGCTGAAATTGGGTTGGCAGATAAGAGGGACATTAGAAGGAGTCCCGCGCTGGGGGCGGGGCGGTCCGGTTCGTTTTCCGTTCCGATGCCAGGTCCGCCTTCGATGTGGTCGCCTTCCCTTGCTGCCTCTCATCGCCCTCGAAGCCAGCAGCCATGCACTTGGCGCTGTCCATCGTCCCCTGCACCACTACACGCACAGGCTCTCAGCCCTCGCCCAGCCCCACGCGCCTACGCTCCCTCGCCCATAGCCCCACCTACCACGCTGCCCCTACGCTACATCCCTGCCCTGGTGCCGAGGCTGGATTGTGCATTGGCTTTATACTCTACGATGGAGAAAGTAGCTAAACCCCTGAGAAAACGATAGTTTCTAGCAGAAGAGGGGTGAGTATCCACAATTGTGGACATCCCTGGAATGTTAAGCTGGGTTGTCCTTATCCACAATTGTGGACGTTTAGCCCTCCAGCATCTCCTTTAGTAACCCGCGGACCTCCTCAATTGACAGCTTTTCCCTGCGGATGTGCTCTTTCTCGTCTTCTTGGTTCTGCGTGGCCTTCACTGAGATGTCGGCAAACTTGCTTGGAAACAGGATGGAAGTCTCCAGCCAGCTCAGAGCGCTATAAGACGGTGCCGGGCTCAATGCCTTGGATAAATCGACCCCGTTGCCATCCCTTACTCTTAGGCGATTGGCGGATACCCATGAGATTTCAACCTGGAGACTGGCATTGGCTGCGAGCGTCCCCCAGCTATCGGGCAGAGTTCCTAGCCCTGGAACGCCCTGGTCCGAGGCTATTGGGGCGGGCGAGATGTCCACAATTGTGGACGTTTCTGGCTCGGGCGCAGCGGCTGCTATGGGCTCGGGCTCGGCTGGATCAACGCCTGGAGGTGGAAACGCGGCTATTGCACTGGACCAAGCAAACTCATGGGCATCGCGCCGCTTGCAGCCTGGATTCTGCGCCTTGTACTCCTCGCGAACCCGATCCCGAAAGACCGCAACCTGCTCGGCGATCCCTGAATTTCGCCAACGCCTGGTTGCTTCAGCCTGCGATTCTTCCCGCGTGAGGCTGCTATCCACGTAGCTCGTGGCGGACTCGGCTACGGAGAGGGTATCGTCCCCCGCTTTGATTTCCCTTGTGGTTGGCTCTAGTTGTGGGGTGGCTTGGCTGGTTGCGGCTGGTGGGGTTTCGCTGGCTTTGTCCAGAATAGCCCGAGTTCGATGGTTAGTATCCACACTTCCCGTTCTCTTCTCTCTTGGAGCTTTGGCGCCTTCGTCTTGTTTTGGGTCATTGGTGACTGCTTGCCGTGTTGGTGGGGTTGGCTGTGGGGTGCTTTGCTGGGTGCGGCTGCCTGGCGTGGCTAGCTGGTCCTCGCTGCTGTCCCCTTCTCTGCCTGCCTGGTTAGTTGGTTCTTTACTGTTGGTGGTCTTAGTAGTGCTTATTGCGCCTTGGATGTTTTTGGGGTCGCTCGGTGCTTCTGGGCTGTCAGGTGCTGTTAGGCTGAGCCAATCGCTGCATGACTGCGATGCAGGCTGGTTTAGGTCGTGTACCTCACAATCAGCCCAGCCGCCCATTTCGTTGACCCAGTGCTTACAGTTGCCGCAGGTCTGCTTGGCTGCCTTCTTAGCTCTTGGCTTCTTTGCGCCGTTGTCCTGCCTGGCATCGTTCGTGGTCGTCTTGCGTTTAGCCATTGTTAGCTCCCTGGTTGGTTGGGGTGGTCCTCGAATTGTACACCTAGCTGGCTGAAGTATGCGGTGGCTGCGGCTTGGCTGTCCTTGGCTAACTGGCGCAAATGCGACTGGTCGAGCGCCGTTGTGTAGCTGGGATCCAGGTGGCGACCGGCAACCAGCCTAGCGTAAATCTCTAACGCCAGTTCTTGTACCTGCCCTTGAATCGCTGCGGCTGGGTCGGCGAGCGGCTGCTGGGCGGCTCCCATTTGGAGCGGTTGATAGCGCTGTTGTCCGAACTGTTGCGGCTGCTGTTGGATAGACTGAACTGGGTTGGGACGGTGGACCATTGCTGCTATTCCTTATTGAGACTGAGCGTACAACGCACGAGAAAAAGGCAGGTGTTCTGGGTCACGCGAAGTGCTCCGCGTCGATTCTGGGGCATTCTGGTGCGTCTGATTAGCCCTCAGTATGCCCGAAACCCGCTCCAATCTCAATAAGAAGCCAAAATCCCCCGCTGGCGGGTGGGGACTGGCAATGTCCACAATTGTGGACAAATCCAAGCCTGCTATTAGCATGGACCCGCAATACTAAGTGTCTAACTAGAAATATTCTGGATGTATTTTCCCAATATGCAAGAATTATTGTACTTTCCTCATAGACACTATGGGCCCCGAAGCGTACAATGACGATAGCTACACAGGACTCAAACAACTATGCCCCCTCGCGACAATCAATTCTAGCCGACTTCATAGGCTGGTCTTGTGTAGCCCTGTCGCGCTGGGGGCTCCTTTTTCCTTACCCGGAGGGAATCATGACACAATGCCCAACGTACGCAGAGCAATGTAACCGAGTGGGTTACTTCGCTGAATCAGCTACGGCGATGCGTGCGGCAAACAATAGAGTAGTTGCCGCGCTTAGGTCGACAGGTATGCGAAAGACTGATGCCCTACTCTTTTGTGCTATGCTTGCTCGTGTCGACAAGTATAGCGACGAATGCCCGGCACTTGCTAAAGCATTAGATGACATTAAAGCTCGCATACTCGCATTCTGACGTTTCGCGGGACCTGGGCTAGCCCACCTGCTAGCCCTGTGACCCCTGCAACGTCAGGAATTACCCCAAACCCCTCTACCCGGAGAGCAAAACCATGAGACACGGAATCGAGACAATCGCCATAACGACGACAGAACAAGCTAACGCATGGCTGGAATCGCTAGACAAGCAAGCCAGCGCAGCGAGAGTAGACGACTACGCCAACGAGCGCAAGAAGCCAATTAAGTGGCTGTCCTGCACTTGCTGTGGCGAATCGCTCCAGGGGCGCGACTGGTGGAACCAGGAGCCTGGATACGGACTCTGTGACGATTGCGTGGAGCTCTGCTGCGGCGATATCACCAATGGCGCAGAATCGAGTACGCATGGCGTAGCTGGCGTACACTTCCGAATTGCCCAGACGGAACGCGACAATCCACCGCTAGTAGAGGACCGCGGCGAACCACTCTACGGCATCGACGAGCGACTACGAATCGAATACGACGGCTACGTGTACTGGCGGGGTATTCAATTCGAGCACTATAGCCACTCGGCGCTGTATGACACAGAGGAAAACAAAGCACACGCCAAGCAAATTATCGCCAAATGTGAGCAGCTTGAGCGTGACGGTCAGCCGGTCAGTTTCAGCTCTATCTACCCTATCTAGTGACGTTTCGGCGGCGGAGCTACCCCCAGCGGTAGCCGAGCCCCTGTAACGTCGCAGGCTTACCACTTTTTACCCAGAGGAAACATAATGAACACGACACAAACGCGCCGCTGGCAGCCAAGCTTTCCAGAGCGATGGAGACATGGCGGATGGTACACAAATAACCGCTACGATAACGGCGCTGTGGGTTGTGTCCACAATAACCACATCGACTGCCCTGGAAAGCGATGGTTTGTCGCTGGCCTTGAAGATGAATTAGGCGGTTTCTCCACCCGCACTGAGGCAGCCTACGCTGAGCGCTGCATGATGCTCGAAGATCGTCTGGCGGAACTGCTGGCCGCGCTGGAGTCGATCGACTCGATGTTTGATAACGACTCTCTACTACTGACGGTTTACGCCAACGAAATCAAAGCCACCCGCGCCGCCATCGCCAAAGCCAAAGTGAACAACGCAGAGTGACGCCTTCGGGCGCTAATGCGGCTCAGCACTTCGCTGACCAGCCACAAGCCAAGGGAGAAAACCAATGGACAAGATTATGGAATTCAATCAAATCGTCGACGCTGAGCATCACATACAAGGAAAGTCACTATTGACGCTCGCAAAGGCGCTGACGGAAATTGCCGAGCGCCTTTCGTACAACGAAGACGGCGCGTATGAACCAGAAGAATCAGTAGCCGCTAATTCGGCTGCCGACTTCATCGAGGCTGTTAAGGATACGTTTCGCAATGTCCTAGACATCGAGCTATAGCCTGGAGCAAACCAATGGACAATCCAAAGTGGCAAAGTGAGTCTTACACCCCATCTCCACATGAACAATGCTGTCGATGCGGAGAGCCATTAGGCGCAGCAGGCGCGTACTACTGGGGGCGTATTCGTATTTGCCAGCGATGCCACCTGGAAATCGAGCAAGAATACGATGGGCAACTACGGGAATTCGGCGTCTTACACGAGATTATGCAATTCGCGGGCTGGGCTGTGCTGTGCGTGATTAGTGCTGCTGCGGCGGCTGGTGTCGTGACTTTGTTTGTCAATTAACCGGAGAGAAGCTATGGAAGAGTTAAGACCACTTGAAGCGTCTGAGGCTGAATACGTCCAGGCACTAACACGAGCCACCAAGGAAGTGGCTACAACGCATGTTCTCGATGTGCTTTGCACCGTCGAAGCTGGATTGCGCCAATTGCGGTGGAACATCGACCCGCGCCACGATGGTAAAGTGCAACCAGGAGGATACACGGCGGTGGAACAAGGGCGCAATCTGCTAGTGGGACTGCTGAAACTGCTCCCTGCTGCAATTAAAATCGACTACCAGGATATCGCTGGCCAGTGCGACGAAGATAACCTACTACTACACGATGAATATGTCGTGGCAGACACCCGCGCGCATGTGGCAGAATTACTCTCGAAATTAGGTACGCTTTAGCAAATTACTCAAAGGCTCCACACATCATGAGACTACACATTAGCGACGAAGATTTTGCGGAATTGCAAGCAATTTGCCATGATTGGCAGCGGGCAAAGACAGACCAAGCCGATTGCGTCAGCGCCATGATTGACCTATTCGGCTGCCATGCTGACGAAGCGGTCGACCTGCTTACCCGCCATCGGTCAGCGACCGAGGTGGTCAATGCGAATGCCATCGAGGTACACAATAGCCTCAAGTGCAACGTGCCCTGGCCGCATAAGATTGACGGCGAAACCTGTGTGATTTGGCTGGTGATTACTGGTGGCGCCGTGGTCGCTAGTGTCTCGGCAATGTTTGGTTGAAGCCGAAACGCTCACTTGTGGGCGTAGTTATCCCGTAGTGGGGATGACCTGACGAGGCAGCTAAACCCGTTGAAACCCTACCCGGAGGAAAGAATAATGTCACATTTTTCTGTGATGGTGGTAACTGACAGCGAACCCACCGATGAAATCCTAACCAAACTCATGCAGCCATACCATGAGTTTGAATGCACTGGCACCGACGACCAGTACGTGCAGTCAATCGACCGCACTGAGGAAGCTAAAGCGGAGTATGCCCAGTACACGGAGAATGCAACCGAACCGGCTGAAGGCTTCTTGGAATGGATTAATGGCTGGTATGGACTGGAGCCTGTAGTTTCTCCAGCCGATCCCGACAAAGAGGGAGAGCACAAATACGGCTATGTGCGCGTCGGTGCCGATGGCAATGTCCTGGAAGTGATAACCCGCACTAATCCCAACAAGAAATGGGATTACTGGCGCGTCGGTGGTCGCTATCGAGCGAGACTTCAAGTCAAATCCGGTGTAGCGTCCGCCGTGGCGACCGAACCAAGCTGGGAGTGGAAGAACGAGAAAACGATACCAGAGGGCTTTGACTCAGCGTGTGTTGCTGATATTGACTGGGACAAGATGAAGGTGGAAGCCCAGCGAGGGCGAGCCAATTGGGTTGATGAATGTATCGCTAAGTGTGGAATGTCACGCGAGGACTTTGGTGCTGCCTGCCAGCTACACAAAGAGGTACACGCCAAGTGGATGGAGATTCCAGCCAGCGACCGCCCGCGTGGTAGCGAATACTTCCAGTGGCTTCGCGATGCGGGCTATGCTAACGTGGCAGATGCTCACTCCCACAACTTTGAGATACCAGAAATCGGAGAACAGACCCTCGACGACTGGATTAACTCCGCTCCGATGCTGTCAGCCTTTGCTGTCGTCAAAGACGGGAAATGGTACGAGCAAGGCGAAATGGGCTGGTGGGCTTGCGTCAGCAACGAGGACGACCAGTGGGACGAGAAGTTTAACGAGATGGTTGCTTCGCTTCAGCCTACGCAGTGGATTACGCTTCTCGATTGCCATATCTAACGTGAGCCGAGGACACGCGGCGAGGCATTCGGCCACGCCGCGTTCCTCGCTTCACTTTAGGCGAAGGCTGGCGAGCCAATCAACGCATACACCCTACCCGGAGGTAATCCCATGAACGAAAGAAGCTTGTCGGAAACAATCGACAAATTAGCTCAGCGCAAAGCGGAAGATTTCATCACCCACGTTCATTCCGTGATAACACATGCGCTAAAGGATACATGGCGAGCCAAGATAGCAGGTGGGCGCGAGTGGCTTGGCGAAGACATTAAAGCCGTCTTGCTGGCATACGCTACATCTGTCGGCATTACTGACGGGTACAAGGCACCAAAACCAACCAAAGACCTAGTAAACTCCTGTCGCGCTACCATTGTCGACGATCTCTTAAGCGGACTGCCGAAGCTGAAAGAACTGGCGATGATGCAAGCAGAAGACACGCAGGACTAAGCGAGCCGGGATAGGTGCCCTGCCCGCTACCTCGTTGGTCGGCTGTGGCGGGGCACCTCCCCGGGACACTGTGCGCGCGGCTTAACCCCCAGTGCTAGAATCAACCGATAGTAGGCTTTCCATAACCTCTCCTGGAGAATCGCACCATGAAACTCACCCGCTACCTAGTATCAGCGCACCGAGAGCTGCCAGGAGGGCTTGTGACCAACGTAACCAAGGCTATTCAGGAGGAAACGGAATCTGATGCGCTAATCGAGTTTTGTAACATCCTGGGTATCTCTGCGGCCACTGTGATGAACCATCCTGAGCGCATGGGAACGGGCTACTGGTGCGTCACTGTGCGCCGGGCGACCCGTTCCAGGTTCCTGGCAGCAGTGAAGACGTACAACCTACCTCCAGTCCGGAGTGACTTCAGGGCTGGCTATTGTGACAAGTGAAACTTTCTCAACGCTTTTTGGAGCTTAGTTATGTTTGTGACAATTGGAAATTTGGACTACATGGTTTGCGAGCACGACTCATTTTTCTCTAGCCGGCAAGGAAAACGTGACGCAAGTATTCGGGTTCGCGGTCAATGGGGCGGTCGTTACGGCATTGGTCAGCATCAAGGCTTGTATCGTACTATTCGCATTGTTGATGCCGAGACCGGCGAGCTTATTCGCGACTACGAAACAGTGCCAGATGATTTATCGGTCGATGCGCTACGACGATTAGGCTATGTCAGAACGCTGAAATCAGCAGCAACAGTTAACTGACCTTGTTCCCGACTGCGGGAAATTGGTAGAAAACATCGAGTGTTTGGTTTTTACATTTACAAGGAGGATACGGGCTATGTTAATCTTTAGCCGCAAAGAGGGTGAGAAATTCATGATTGGCGACGATATTGAGGTTACTATCGTCCGCGTAGACAGCGACAAAATCAGAATCGGCATTACGGCTCCTAAGGAAGTCCCAGTCTTCCGTCAGGAAATCTACGACGTGATACAGAGGGACAAGTTAAAGGAACAAACAAAGTGATACAGCCAGACTACGCCAACCCCAGCTCTATCCAAATACTGAGAGGCGCCCCCAGAGCCCATTGGCGTAAATGCTGGGATTGTGGCAGCGAATCGCTACACATGGACAACGTAACGCCGTGGGTGCTCTGCCAGCATTGTAAATCGCAGGATACGCGGTTGATGAAGGCTGCGACTGCACTGCTAATGAAAGAGCTTGACGGCAACCTGGAAGAAAATTGCCCGCCCTGATTTAAAGTATTGCATTGTGGTCGAGAATCTGTCATATTTGAACTCTCTTGCAATCCCGATGGGGGTTTGGCTCCGGCTAAGCCCCCTAGTGGATTACAAGAAAATGGCTGATGCCTTGAGAAGTATCAGTTGCCTGACAGTCGGAATCGTATTAAACTTATTACCGGTTCGCTCGTCAGGCAGCCGTATCTCACGCAGAAGCCAGGATCTCCCAAGATCTTGGCTTTCTGTGTTTCAGGGCTTCAGCCGCACATTGCTGGCAGTTCTCAGCCCGTCCCAAAGAATATCGCGACCGTGCGCGAGGCTCGGCTTAGGTCTGCCGCCGAAACAGCATAAACGGTATGTGGGGCTCTGTCCGTGTTATCGGTTCATCCCAAGACGCCCAAAACGGCTGCTGGGGTCGCGCCCAAGCGGTAGCAGACAAACCTGCTATGAATAGACGTAGCGGCTGTGCAACTCAGCCTGGGGATGCCCACTACGGCCCGTGAATAATGCCCGTATATGCACCGTGAGGTCCAGTGTTTCGGTGAAAAACAGTAGGGTGCCTGTGCATAGGGTCATCGCGCCCAGACTTTAGTACGGTTCCGGGTCTTCGAGGCTTTAGTTAGTACATCAGTAGTATCCAGTACACTCCGGTATTTAGCGCCAGTCAGTCCTGTGTGTTTTGGCGCTGAAATGCAGAAAGGGACAGACATGACATACTCAATCAAGCCAGGACTGCGATGCTACGTCTGCAAGCACGAGAAGCTTACTTATCAGCGAAATCCAAGCAGATATGCAGGCTCATGGCGCAAATTCACGACTACGAGATCCCTGCACTTCGGACATCCTGTTCTGTGTGTAGGAAACACCTACTACTTCGTTGATGGAGACTGGATGATTCGAATTGCGCTAAAGAGCTACTTCAGTGAGCACAACGCGCATGAGGGAGCTGCGCGACTGCCAGAGATTAAGTTGAAACCCAAGAGGGATTACCGTCCTAAGCAGCGCATTAGGAGAGACTCAGAGAAGTAGACTTTTAGCGATAACACTAACAACGGAAATGAGGTTTGAATGAGTGACGTACCATCATTCGCAGTGTTCAAGGAGTTCCGGCTGTATTGCGCACACTCCGTTCAGGTGTTCGGAGAAGGACACAAATGCAGCCGAAAGCATGGGCACTGCTACAAGATTCGCGTGGAAGTCCATCGGTACGTTGATGCTGCTACGAATGTTGCCATTCCGTTCGGTGATATCGAGGCAGCGTGGGGGAAGGTGGGCGAGCCGCTGGACCACACGGACCTGAATGACAAGTTTGGAGACAATCCAACAACGGAAGTCTTGGCTATGTACCTGCACGGTCAGCTTCAAATGGAAATTGGGCATAAAGTGAGTATCGAAGTTCGAGAAACAGAGTCTAGCGGAGTGGTGATACGGTCATGATTCACTACCACGGAACCCCATGCGGAGCTACCCGCGAAGACGTAGCGAGATTTCTGAACGGGCGACACGCTCTAATCTCGTTCTACCGCCCAGAGGACATTGGAACGGCTGCCGCAGTCTGTCAGTCGTTCTGCATCGACAACGGAGCGTTTAGCGCCTGGAAGAACGGTCATGCTGTCCTGGATTGGGCACCATACTACGAGTTCTGCGAACAGTGGTATCGTCACCCTGCTTTTGACTGGGCGATAATCCCAGACGTGATAGACGGCAGCGAGGACGACAACGACGCTTTGCTGGACGAGTGGCCGAGCCACCTTGAAGGCATTCCGGTTTGGCACATGCACGAATCGCTGGAACGCCTGGACCGGCTCTGCAAGTGGCCGCGAATGGCTTTCGGTTCATCAGGACAATGGGCGACCGTTGGAACTGATGGCTGGTGGCATCGCATGTCAGAGGCTATGGAGGTTATGTGCGTAGACGGTAAGCCGCGAACGAAGTCCCACGGACTGAGAATGCTAGACCCTGCTGTTTTCACCAAGCTACCATTGTCCAGCGCAGATAGCACCAATGCCGTCCGCAATTCATCGAGTTACTCACGATTCGGGATGTACCAACCACCAAACGCTTCGACACGCATGGCGATTATTGCCGAGCGAATCGAAGCCCACCAATCCGCTGCAGTCTGGGCTGGAGCACCACAACACGACGATTTACTGCTGTTTTAGTCCCAGGCGTCCTAAGCAGCGCATTAGACGGGATTCAGAGAAGTAACAGGAGAACTAGGCGATGGCTAGATGCGAAATTGAATGCGAGTTTGAATGCCCCCACTGCAACCAGGGCTTTGTGCTGGGAGATAGCGGAATATACACAGACGATGTTGAGGACGGGTGTAGTTCTGCGTGCAGTAATTGTGGAGGTCGCTACCAACTACGGTGCGTTTCGGTTGAAGTTGAGATGGAAGCGATACCAGTTGTCAAGGATTCCTTGATAACTGAATGAAAAGACGATTGAAGGTTTTAACCCCAAGGGAGAAGCTAGAAGATGAAGATTACCCAGGAACAGAAGGCAACGTTGGACTTACTCATGCGTTCGCCAGACAGAGGCGATGGCTGGCGCACGTGCTCGCCAATCCTATTTGAGAAGCTGATCGTCCCAATGCCGGACGAATTGGTCGAGAAGGACGTGGAGCAGAAGAAGTGCCGGCTAACCGAAGAGGCACTTACCCTGATTGAATGGATGTGAGTTTGAATTCACCACAGAAGACGAAGGGAGAAGCTAGAAGATGAGTAAATTCACACCCGGACCCTGGAAGGTCATGCGACGTTTCGACATCTACGAAGACACGCAAATTCCAGGCGTTGGCGGGACGTACATTGGAACGACACGCGGCAATAGCGAGCTACCAGAGTCAGTAAATATTCAGTGCGAAGCCAACGCACGACTGATTAAAGCAGCACCCGACCTGCTTTATCGCCTACAGTCAATGGTCGACCTGTTTGAACGAGACGACGAAAGCAACGACCCTTCGACTGACGCATACGCAGAAATCAACATCGCTAAGCTCTTGATAGCAGAGGTGACTGGCGATGAGTAACCACACACCTGGACCCTGGGAAGCCAACGGAAACGCAGTGCACAAACGAGTCTCTAAGCACTACGCTACTTGCATTGCCCTCTGTGAAGGCGAACAACGATACGACAACGCGAAGCTGATTGCGCTAGCGCCTGAACTGCTCGAAGCCCTGCTCATTGCTAAAGAGTGCGGCTGTCCAGAGAAGTTCAGTATGTACGACGAGGAGGGAATCGAAGGTTGGCTCTGGACCCACGACGACGGCAGAGAGTGGTCTGCGATGGGCGACTGGGCTGAAGAAGCACCGCCGCACCCTGTAATAAGTGAAGCTATCACAAAGGTACTTGGCGATGAGTAAGATGCCATCATGGGCAGTTCACTGCGACACCGAGATAGACTTTTTCGATACTGAAGAGGAGGCAGTCGCTAGGGCGAACGCCCACATTGCAGTCAGCCGAGCAGAAGCATTTGACGGATGGGACGAAGCCACCACGGACTGGATAGTGGTTCTGAAGGTTACGCATCGAGCTAAGAAAGTTGACCCAAACGCTGATTACAGGTTGGTCGACTACACGCTGGTTAGCGAAGACGAGGTACTCGGGCCGCAAGAACTGTTCGAACAATGTTCTGAGGCGCTGAAGAAGCACTATGACAGTTAAACACCTTATAGGAGAGAAACCTGTGGACAACATTGAACAACAAGCTACGCCAAATCCAGATGAACCGACTCGCGACTCCGAATCGAGCGTTCAGCCTTCTGGAGAATTGGTTTCATTGAGAGATTTACGCAAAAACAAATTTAACCACCGTCGCTTAGACGTGCTTCAGCGGAGGCACGACCATTTGGCAGAGCGAGTGAGTAGCGATTCAAACTTGACGTTTGACGAAGCTGAACGCGGGGCACTTCAATGGGCGCTACGTGTATTGCGGTATGTTCTCGAAGAAAACAATTAACACCTTATGGGAGAACTAGACGATGAAGATCACGAAAAGGGGTACGCCGCCAGATGAACTAAGCTGGGCTGGGAGATGCAGGAATTGTAATTCAGAGGCAGAGGCGAACCAGTCAGAGATGACGCACATCACGCACGACCAGCGAGAAGGCGGTTCCTTCTCTTGGGAAACGTGCCCCGTGTGCCAAGCCGGCGACAAAGCCACTGGATACGGCGGCATGTTGTTTTATCCCAAAGACCATTCCCGTGGTTTTTAGAACATGAGTCAGGCAATAGCACAGAATCGAGTCCTAAAGCGTCCCTAGTGGCGCTAAACACTAATAGGGAAGCAAACCATGAGGAATAGCGAGTCATTGCGGTGGCAACCACACTTTGGAGCGCTTTACGACGTAGGAATAAACTACCCAGACGCTTGGCGAGTGAGTGACGGGACTCGCTCGTACTACTTCGACAATAGGGATTGTCCATTTGCCAGCGAGCGAGATTGCCAACTAGCGTGCAAGGCGTTAAATGATGCTGGCGTAACTACTGAAGATATTATGAACATGACCGACGAAGAGTTCGGCAAGCTAATAACGTCTAATCTACGGTGGTAATGCACCCGCAACACTAATAGGGAAGGAAATCTGGGATTGCTATGAGGTTTTCAGTTTTTTACAGGCGGAGAACTAGGCATCGCTTGCGAGTAGGCAGGCACGTCATGCCGGACGGTATTGGCGAAAGAGAGTTTCGTCTAAACCTGCTACAAGAGTACAACCGGACAAACAAGAGAGTTTTTAAGATTGAACAACACGAAGGCGGATGGGAGGAATGTATGGAAATTTGCGATAAGATTGAACTGCTCAAGCAGCTCAAAGAAGAATGTGTCGAAGCTATCAAGTCTCGGGAACCGGATGCAGCGACACCGGACAACGGAATAGACTCAGACACTGTTGTATGGGTGGCTGGGTTTGTGGAAACGTGGTTCGACGACAAAGTCTTCGATGCGGAATCCGCCTAGCGCCCAGTTCAATTTCGGAAACAAACACTAATAGGGAAGGAAAGAGAGAGATGGAATTAAAGAATAAACAAGTGCATCACCTACCAAGTGCAGCCAGGGCATTAAAGCTCAAGGGCGTAGGTGACGGTTCTGCCTACCGTAGCCATCCATGCTGGGTGAGGCGAGGGCAGTTCTTAATTGTGGACCACTGGCACACAGACAACCACTGCCACATATCGCTAATAACCGAACCGGACGCTATTGTGCGCGCTGGTTGCAACGACTCTCGGGGGAGTGGTAATCCGTTCCCTGTTGTCGACAAAGGCGAACTTGTGGGTATCTGGTCCTGTGGCAGCTGGACTATGGATGGTCCGTGGCAGGCTGACGTTCTGGCTATGGTCGAAGAACTGGAAGCCGAAATCAAGGAAGCCCGCCAGCAGATAGAAGCGGAACAAGCCGCGGAGTCTCAGAAACGCGCACAGGAGAAGCTGGGACGTGAAGAGGCTATTCGACAGCAGTACCAAGCATCACAGAAAGAGAGCCTAGCATGAGCCTCATAGAGATCCCAGACCCACCAGGGTACAAGGTAGTAGCGTACAGAAAGCCCAAACATGGAGAGAAGTTCTTGGAGTCACTAGATGTAATATCGAAGGCAGATGTAGACTATGAATTCTCTAGCCGCCCCATCCTAGAACCCGTCTACGTCTGGCGAGACGCGACAATAGACGACCTGAAGCGAGCACCGTGTAAGGCAAGGTTCAAGACTAGCGATGGAAGGTGGATAGTGTCCAATGTTTATGGATTCAAGGTTCATGCGGACAGCTCTTGTAGCTGGATAAGCAAGGACGGAGGATACTTTCCAGAATGCCAAGTCCTGGAGGAACCACAAGGCTAACTGATTAAACTGGTAGTGGTAGACTGCAAGCTAAGACTTTCACCAAAAGGCGAGACAACATGGCAAGAGCAGTACGAATCTGTCCAGTATGCAAGAGACGCTACCCTGCGCACAAGAACCGCAAGACATGCAGTGATGAGTGCCGCGATGCTCAGCTCGTCCAGAACCAGGCTGTACGGGCTCAAATAGCGGCAGAAACCAAAGCAGAGAAGGCAAGAAAGAAGTCAGAGAAGGCAACGCGAAAAAGTAACATCCCGTGGGATCCCAGCCCAGCGTACATTCGGGAGCAGTGCAGCTTAATCCGCTCTGGGCTACTAGTGATTAACGGGGACAGGACTACTCATATTCCACCTGCTAGCTAGTACGGATACTGCTGATTAAGCCTCTCCACGGCATCCTTACGAGAGCAGCTACACTGCTTGAGCAGGCAATTAACCGCATGGCGAGCGTCGTCAGCAATCCAGGCGCGAGACTTCTTGCGTTGCTTTAGAACCCTGGCTGCCGTGTCTCCAATGCCAAGGTCTGTTGGATGCAGGTAGCCGAGTAGCTTCAGCCAGCCAATTAGCTGGTTCTTCTGCGCGGCTGCGGCTAACACCCGCTCTCTCCGGGCTTCACGCTCCTCCACTGACCGTACCTGCCCCGGACCGCGACCACGTTCCCAGGCATCGTAGTAGCCAAAATGAGTCTGGCAGAGCCTGTGCCAGTGCTCATTCTTTTCGGTCTGGTGTCGGTCGCAATAACCGGCTAGGGGGCAAGTGCAGGGGGTCATGACGTGATAAAAATCTCGTAGTCAAGGTCTGGCAACGTATCGCAATAGGGAATGCTAACGCCATCATCATGATTGGTCACTCGAAGCACATCAAAGTGCATGTTGATTGGGTTACATTCAGTCACGTCCGGTAACTGATACGTGCCATACGGAGTACCTAGCCACTCGACCACGCCAGAGCCCGAGCCAATCGTTGGGAAGTCTCCGGGATAGAGTAGCTGGTGCAGCCGAAACTCACCAGCATCACAAACTAGCAAAAACCATAACTCAATGCCACGGTCAGGAAAGTACAGAATGTCGGAATACCACTCAACCTTGCGCGGCGAGGGGTCGTACGTCGGTGTTGTGAGAGCCGCTACGCCTGACGGATAGCTCTGGTACAGATTGATAACCACGTCACTGCCCGCCGCACATCCACCATAGGGATCGGTAAACGGCGCCGTTGGTCGCAGAGTCATCGTCAGCGTCTCTGGCATGCAGGCATAGTCAGAATCGTCATCTGGGTTTTCACATGAACAATCGCATACCGGGCATGGCAGGTTTGACAGGCGATGGTAGTAGTAGAAGAAGTTGTCGAAATCGCCGTAGAGGAAGCCAACGAAGCCCACGGCAGTATCGGCTGGCAGGGACGAGGCTGGTGATACGTCGCATGTTGTCCAGCGGCTTGATTCGTCGCCAGACTCAACCGTCCAGCCTACCTCAGAGTAGCACATTTCAATCTGGATGTTATCGGTGCCCGTAATGGGGAAGCCGACCCCAGCTGGATGCGTCGTGATATCCATTATCATCGTGTCTACGCCGCCAGCGCGCTGATAGAAGCGGGGCAGAACGTCAGTGCCGCTGATGTAGAAGTGAATCCAATCGAAGTTGTTAGCGTCGGTGTATTTGCAAATCAGCGCCCATTCCGTAGCAGTCTGCACCAAATCAACAAGCACTTGGTAGTGATAGCCCGAGCTTCTTGGATTGGCTTGCCTCAGCGAAGTCAGACACACGCCGGTCATGGCGGTAATCAGCGTGTTGGTGTCGATATCAAAGTCGCCAGACTTCTCTACCCAAAGCGAGCCCAGGGAATCGTTGTCGGCGCGATTAAAGTCATCGCTGCCAATCAAGCATGATACGTCACAGCAGCAGCGTCGAGGCGCGATGGCTATTACTCCCCGTTACCAGCGAATCAGTGATCTGATTGTTCCAACCAAATCCGTCTTAGCCTTGATAGCGGCTAAGTTAGTGCCGACCTCACTAGCCACTATTGCAGACACTAGCGCTTCACTCCCTTCGCCTGTCAATGCTGCCGCATTAACAATCGGTACTGTTCCTATCAGTGTATCATCAATGCTCCTATCGCCTGGCGCGGTGAATGTCATTGTGCCTGTCCCTGCGTCGGTGATATCGACAGCAGTTCCGCCAGCCGTGAGCGATACCTTAAATGTCCCAGAAGCTGCATCCCGGATATAGTACAGCGTCCCCTGTGCTAGCGGAGCTGGCAGGTCAGTGCCCTGAAAGCGAAGTGTCTCGCCGTCCAGAAGTCCATGTGAAGCGGCTGTAATGACATCTGTTCCAGCATCGGCAGTGAATGACTGGATGTGCTCGTTGCGGTACAGAGCATAACCCTTAGTGTCGTCTAGTGTGATTTCGTAAATACCTGTACTGGCAACCTCGACGGCACTCACTACATCTGTCGTCCAGTTGACACCGCTGAAATCAGTATCAAGCGGCTTGCCGTATGCGTCGTCACCAGTCACTATAAAAGGTGAACTTACTGGAATCGTATAGTTAGCCACTTAGCTTGCCCTCAACGCGAGAGAATGTACTGTAATGTCAGCATCGTCGGTGGTGTTCCCAAGGAACAGTTCCACGTAATCGTTCGTGTAAAGGTCAACTTGAGCATCCAGCGTCAGAGCCACTGTAGCCGTGCCGACCGTAGCTAGCAGTTTAGTCGCCGCAATAACAGTTCCATTGCGAGCCAGACCAACCACAATTAACTTATCTGCGGCGCAAGTGACAGAAACGCTTGCTGTCACACCGAAAGCATTTCTATTACTCCCCGTATACCGCAGCCTGCCGTCATTAGCCCCGCCATTGTCAAACCTCAGCGAATCAACGGTAGTGCTTGCAACGTCAGCCTTGACCATGTTGGTCGAGCCGTCTGACACAGTAGCAATCACAACAGCCGTGCCCGTCAAGCTGAAGTAGCTCAGATCGCCAATCCGAGAGTTTGTCTGCGGACCAGCCACTATCTTTGCAAGATCAGAATCGGATAAAGCACTGCCGTAGATTCGCCAGTCAAACATCTCACCAGTAATGTAGAACCCAGAGAGAGTTGAGCCGATGGTTATAGGGATACTGGCATAACTGTTGATGACGGGATAGAAATCGTTACCTGACTGCACTGCATCCACGTAGAACTTGCCAATTCCATTCTTAATGACAATAGCTATGTGCTGCCACTGCCCTGTGACAATATCGAGATTTCCAGTATGGCCAGTATTCTCAGAATCAAACATATAGATCAGTCCGCCGCCACCCACCCCAAAATCCCAAGCCACATTAGACCCGTCTCGCTTCGATATGAACCTATCGCCAGAATCAATGTTCGTCAGGTTGATCCAGCCTCCCACTGAAAAGTTGTCAGTGTAGTCACCAACACCAGCCCCGCTCGTCAGGACATTATCAGTTCCGTTGAGTGTGAACGTCTTACCTTCCGAGCCAACCGGAAGCGTACCGCCATACACAGGCGCACCAGTCCATGTTAAATCCGCACTGCCATTACTGTCGTCTGGATCGCCGTTGGTATCGCCATCGGCATCACCCATCCAGCGATTGACAGCAGACAAGGCTAAGTCTTCATAGGTTGACTGTGGAGCACCTTCAGGGTCAGGGTATTGCACCCAGCTTGGATCGTAGTCAAGAGCCTGAATAGTCCCAGTGCCGCCATCTGCGGTGATATCCACAGCGTTGGTTGCTGAGTTGAAAGCCTCAAGGACAAGCGTATTGGCAGTTGGTGCAGACCTAACGTAATACTCCTGCCCACTAACCAGCGGAGCTGGCAGGCTTGAACCAGCCACCTTCACCCGCTGCCCAGCCGTGAATCCGTGGCTCGTTACAGTGATAGTGTCGTCTGCTAACGTCGAATTGCTAATCGTCTTTGATGAAGGCGGCGTGGCGTTATTGATCCAGGCAAGGTTCTGCGTTGAGTCGGCCTCTAGCGGCTCCAGTCTATCGCCATTGCGGCATCGCCGAGTTGGTAAACCGCCAACGTAATAACCTCGCATCACTCCGTTTTCATAAGTTGCTGGAACCTTAAAGGACGAGAACCCTGGGTTGCAATTAACAAACACATTCGACCGACCCACAGCAGCGTACACTGGCCGCGTCTTAAATGGCGTATCGACACTAATGAATGTATTCCTATCCATCCGACAGCCGATACCGATAATCCAGTCTTCCTCATCGCCTGTGCCGTAGTCAGCTTGTAGCCCATAGTCCCACTCGACCATAGTGTTGTTAAAGATCGAGATAGACTTAGCTCGCTCGCGCAGCAGATAAATAGCCGGAATGTTCGTCCCGGCGCGTCTTCCGTGGAGCGTGTTTCCATGTATCGCCACGTCAATCCCGCCCGCATCCTCCATTATCAGGATGCCGTAGCCGTCCTGGGTTACTTGTCGCAAAACATTGTCCGACACAATGAGGTCAGACTTCGTGTAAGTTGTCCCCGAGTTACTGATCGTGATACACGCAAACACACAGTCTGTGATTGAGTTGTTTCCGATCACGATCCCGTCTGCATCCCAGCTTGTGAATATCTCAATTCCGCTTCTCGAACAGTTCTTTACTGAATTACCGCTGCACGCTACGTTGGAGCAACCATTGAGGTAGATGCCGCGACCGTAAACCGTTTGCAGAGTGCCGTCTGGGTCATAGCCGCAGTCTGTGACAGTGTTCCCTGTAACAGTGGTCCCGAGCCTACCTGCAATGTGGATGCCACCATTGCCAGCCGCATCGGCTGCGTAGCCACCGCCGCTATGCGTCACTACGTTACCAACAATAGCGCATTTACCCTGAATGCTAGACGGCTCCAGCACGTCAGCCTCAATGGAGTACAAGCCTGTCCACTGGCAATCGTGTATCCGGTTTCCAACAATCGCTAACTCACATTGGTCGCTGTCGTAGGCAAATAAAATTCCATGACGACGATGCCCGGTAATGATGTTTCCGATTACAACCCCACGGAGCCCACCCGTCGTAGTCTGACTGATGGCAATGCCCTCACTATTGCCTGATGTGCATCGGTTCCTGGCTACCTCAAAGTCTTGGCAGTTTAGGATGCGAATATCTGAGTCAAGCGAATCTTCTGTATCACCACCACCGCTAACTCGATTACCAACGATTCGAACTCGCGTGCAGTCTTCGCAATTAATCTGCGCTGTCGATCCAGTAAGCCCAAACCCAGACACATCGCAGTTTTCAATCGTTATGTCTGTGGCGCTAATGCGGCAGTATATGCCATCTGCTGCCTGTCCATTGCCACTGATCTTCATATTACGAATTGTGGTGTACGCACTAGAGAGCGAACTATTGATCGCCACTATAGCTGAGGGGCTGTAAATCCAAGAAGTCTCGCCTTCTCCAAATATGTTGAGATGATTACCACTACCAGACACCGTAAGCGTTGAGTTACATAAGTGCGTTGCGTTAGACGGAACCTTGATTTTGGTGGGGCTGGTTTTATATGTATCAATAACCGCGTTGAGAATTGTCGAGCAATCCGCCACTCCTGTTTTATCCGCCCCAAAATGAACAGTCGAAACATACTCACGACTAGCCAAGACACTTCCGCCAAGGGAGATGTCAAAGCACACCTGATGATCGTCCGCTTCGTAACTATTGGGCAGGGTAATCACCGCCCCGTTGGCTGCTTTGAGAATAGCCCCAATCTCAAGAACAATCCTGTGATCTATTGCTAGGCTGGTAGAAACAAGATAAGTACCTCGCGGGAATCGCAGCACTCCCTCGCCATTAAGTACAGCCAATGCCGAGACGATACTACTGCGGCAGTCGGTCGCGCCAGTCCGGTCAACATTAAACACCGCAATGTTAATGTCATCGCGATTAGCCAGTTCCCAGTAGTCGTCACTTCCAGGGCCAGCTATATAGGCTCCATCATCAATCGTGACGCCGCTCCTGCCAGTGCGGCGATATAGATAGTCGGCACGCCCACCGTCACCCGCAGTCAATCTACCAGTGGTAGAGACGACTCCACCAGAGATAGTGCGCGAGCTAGTTCTCGCCAGACCGGCTGCTGTAGCAACGGACGTTGGGAGTGATCTGTATTGTGCTATGCTCATGCTATACGTTTCATCAAAGTAAGTTTCATAGACCGTGGGCTATGCTGATAGCGATACCACAGTTGTCCTAACACCTATTGCTGGAATGCATGTCATGTTGGTCTCGGTGTTAGGTGGGTTGAGCTTGGGCGGCTTGCACCACAGCCAGCATCCGCTAGCAGAATCGCCGCCCTGGCATCTGTAGTACCGTCTCCGATGGAGACTCCATCTACATAATGATGCGGGTTCTTCAGACCCTGATTCATATCTCCGGCTAGATTGCGCTTAGTCGCGCCGGTTGGATTAACGAGGTTGCCCTTAATGTCGATTCCAACTCTGGTTGGTGCTTTCATGTTATTTCCGTCGGCTCGTTAATCTCGGTTCGTACATGCCATCGCTCCACACCGACGCATCCCACTGCGAATAAAACTGGGTTGGCTTGCCCTCGAGTATCTGGTGTCGGTCGTGGTGTTTGCGGCGTTGGGTTTGCAGGTCGGTCTGGTATTGGCAGCCGGCTAGGAGTAGGAGCAGAATCGTGATTGAGGTAAGTGGGTGCATTAGGTTTCTAGCTGTTGCTTGATTGCGTCGATCACCGCGTTGGCCATGCTGCTCAGCTGTGCTACTTGTGGCAGTCCGCCCTGTTGCATTGCCATTTGAGCTAGTACAACAGCCGAGCCTTGTTCTAGGATGCCGACGACTTGCTTCCATTGCTCTGGTGTGAGCGTGACAGCAATGGAATCGTTCTTCGGCTTTGAGTTGTCAATGAACTGCTGAGCTTGTTCATCGGTTAGTTTTGGGGTGGGTTTCTTAGCTGCCACGTTTTACTTGTCCTTCCAGGATTTGTGCATCTGTTTCTCTTGCTCGTTGAGAGCCTCAGCAATTTTGGTATCAACAAGCGTTTCTAGAATTTCTGCAATTGCTTCGATCGAATTCGCTTCTCCGATCTGATCCATTATTTCGGCGGCTTCGTCAGTCGATACAGTTGCCACGTTTTACCTCGATGTTATGGATGAGTTTCAGTTGCTCAATGAAGCACTGGGCTAATGCTCCATCGTTGTCAGTGATATCGATACCGTCTCGGAATACTCGGCCATCTTTGTCGACGCGACAGATTTCTTTGGCCTTGGCTGCATTCTGGAATTGGGAGTACATTGTGATTTGGTTGGCAGACACTCCATTACGGATCGCCAGATTACAAGCGTCTCGGGTGATTGGGGTATCGTTCAAGGTCATGATTTAACTACTGCCACTTTCTTCGCAGGTAAGGCTGCCACCACAGCAGCCTTCTCTTGGTCGGTCGCGTCGGCTAGACGTTCCTTCACCAGCTCCAGCGTGTCCTCGCTGGACTGCCGGTAGTAACTGTCTGCGGCGTTAGCTAGGACGTGCTCGGCGTATTGCTCGGATGTTAATCCCGGCTCACCATCAGGCAGTGACGCATTGTGCTTTGCCGCTGCCCATGCGATGCCGGATTGTTGCTTGGTCGTGAACTTGGAAATGTCGATCATTTGTTGCCTCAGTAATACTTAACACTAGTGCGTGAATAACTCGTAACTGGTATAATTTTCGGTATTGTGAACAGTCAACAAGTGGAGATTGAACGATGGAAAACTGGGCAAGTATCCCTGGCTGGGAAGGTATCTACGCGGCGAGCGATCTTGGTTTGATAAAACGACTTGCGGGCAGCCCAAAATGCCTGTCGGATCGCATTCTCAAGCCGATGGTAAACAGTAGGGGGTACTGCACTGTGGGGCTCACTGGCCCCGGAAGAAAGCAGCGCCCTCATGTTATTCACAGGTTGGTATTGTTTGCGTTTATTGGCGAGGATGAATCGAAACCGTTTGCCAATCACATTAACGGAATCAAAACTGACAATCGGCTCAGTAACCTTGAGTGGGTAACGCACGCTGAAAACATCAAGCACGCTTACGACAGTAACCTTCATGGAAAGTACGCAGGCGAGGATGCGTCCAATTCTCGCCTCACGGAGGAACAGGCTATTGAAATCATCCAGTGCCTTCGTGACGGAAAGTACAGGCGAGATATTGCCAACAAGTTCGGTGTCAGTTGTAAAACCGTAGCCGCGATAGGGTCTGGTGAAACGTGGAAGCATCTCGACCGGAGCAACATGGAAGGCAAGCGAACCGGCAGCCACAAGATGACTGAGGATGACGTGCGTAACATCAAGTATGAACTGGCCAGCGGTGGTAATCATTGTCATATTGCTAAGCGGTACGGTGTTACGAGCGGTGCTATATGGGCCATTTCTGACGGTCGAACATGGAAGCATGTCTAGGAAATAACAGCTAGTTTGCGAGTTGTTCCACCGGCATCTTTGAAGTAGACGTAGCCGGTTACAGTTTCGGCAGCCACAGCCGAGTGTGTGCCGAACTGAACTAAACCAGCCCCTGCCGGAGTGATTGCGATGTCAATATCGTCTGCGCCGGTTCCAGCCGTTTGTGCCAGCAATGAAATCAGTGTTGAACTTGCCGATATCACTCCGCGAACATAGTTCGACGTGTCGGTATAGGCGCCGTAGAACCGGAACGCTTGTGCGTTGGTCGAGTTGCGGAGGGCTAGGGTGTTGGCGGCATCGCGAAGGAGGGCTACATCCATATTGCTATGAGGTGTCGTGCTGGCCGCCCAGCCGATTGCACGGTCTGATCGCACGAAGAATCCGGTATTGTCAAACGAACTATGGTGTACTCCTACAGAGTAAATCCCAAGGTAGGTGCCAAAAGGCGATCCAATTCCGTTTCCAATTCCAGCATTATCCCCAACTTTTACTGCCAAACCATTGATAAAATGCGTGGCGACACCTGTGTAGTCAACTTTAAACTTCGATACACCATTCAAT